TCATTTATCTTTTCGCGCTGACGCGAGGGTGTCGCGGGTCCAACGGTTTCCAATTCGGACCGACGGTTTCCAATTCGCGTTCTGTTCCTGTTCCAGCGCGACCGGGCGGACATCCTTCCACCGGTTCTCCAAAAGCTTCATTCCGTTCCTCGCCAGTGCCTTCAAACTGACCTCGCGGCCGTAGTGGCGAACCATTTGTTCGCTCATGTTGACGATGGCCCCGACCTCAGCTTCGGTGCAGCCGACCTCGAGCAGGGCGATCACCGCGTTCTTCCGGAGACCATGGAAAACGAGCCGTTCCTCACGGAATCGCTTGAAAGGTTCGGTATCCATTAGACGCTGCCATTCGGACCTGAAGCCATCCGTGGTTTCGTACGGCAGGCCCTTGAGGCCGAGGTGGAGCTGAACGCTGTCACCCTTCGGTGCTTTGTCGATCCATTTCCGATATTCGCTGTGGACCGGGATCCACACTGTGTTCTTGGTCTTCTGGGCGCGGACCTCGATCAGACCGTCTCGGGGCCGCGGCATCATCAGAACATCGCCCTGGCGTTGACCAGTGAAGAAAGCCGAGACGGCCGGCAGCAGCAGGAAGAACGGGGCGTGCTCGACAAGAACCTCGAATGCCCATTCCGGCCAGGGCTTCCAAGGCTCGCCGCCGGGTATCTTTTCGGTGTGCTCGACGGGGTTGGTGAGACTGAAGCCCCGCGGTATCCCCCAGGCCACGAGGCGCGACAGGTAGGCCCGGAACTGATTCGCAGTCGCCGGCGTCTCGCCAAGGGCATCGATCGCCTGCTGCGCATCAACGGTGGTCAGTTCGCTCGGAAGATCAAAGCCCCATGCCGCCTTCACCATGGCGGCGGATGCCCGATAGCCGCGCTGCGTCGAGTCAGCGAGTGATGTGAAGGCTTCATGCTCTTCGAAGGCGTCTATCAGTGCCGTGAAATCTTTCGCGTCGCCGTGATCCCGTTTCTGCTTGGCGGCGTAGGTTTTCCGTGCAGCCGGCCAAAAGCCCTTGTCACGGTGATCCGGCAATTCGACGCCATAGAGCGCCCAGGTGGCACCGTTGCGTTCCAGCATGTCGCAGATCGCGACTGCGCTGGCGAAATCACCGTGCAAAGGCTCCGGCAGGGCAATGGACGGCCACGCCTGCGGCGTGTTCCGGTATCGGGTGTAGAAGGTATAGACGGTCTCGCCACCGCTCTTGCGGCGCTTTGTGACGCGATGAACGTGCCGCGGCAGCTCAACCACGCCGCTTTTCCCCGAGCGAGCCAACGAACCGGTCTCCCATTCCGGTCGGCCGCTCCGAGATGCCCAGCGACCGATCAAGGTCGGGACGATACCAGAATTTCCGTCGTGTGGTTTCGACCCAGCGGGGCTGTGGATAAGTCGAGCCGACGCGCAGGAGGAAATCCTCGACGTGCTTCTCGCCGCAATAGGCTGCGGCGAGGTCCGCGTTCATGCGGGGCGGCCAGGTGTCCGGAGGAAGGTGAGAAGGCCGGCGCGGCATCAGACGTCGAATCCCTCCAACCAGAGCCGGTACCGGCGGTCGACTTCATGGAAGGCGGCGGCCGCGGCAGCCTCGTGGTCGAGATCGACCCGGCTCTTGATGCCGCATTGCTCGCGCAGCCAGATCGCGGCTTCATCGGACGAGCGGACCCCGGCGAATGTCCAGAAGCCCTTTTCGCCGCAGATGATCCCGGCGCGCTGGGCGAGGGGGCCGCCTTTGCGATCGGCCTCTGGAGCCGGCGTGTTGATTTTTTCGACCGGTTTGGAGGCCGGCGCGACGACATCGATGACGAGCTGATCGCCCTCCACGCGGATTTGCCAGGAATCGCAGTCGCCGACATCCGGCAGCAGCGCGGAGACAGCATCGGCGATGGTGAAGGTGTGGCGGTGAACGAGCTGGGTCATAGACCGACCTTAGTCTCGTGCTTGCCTACCGCGACGGACAGGTCGATCATTTCTGAATGCGACTCACTATTGGAGGTTTGCATGAAAAAAATCACCGCGAGAAATCTCACACGAGACGAATGGGAGTGGCTGAAACGTCTTAGCGATGGCGGCGTCGCCACTCGGAGGATGACAGCGCAAATGGCGGACAGGCTAAAGCGGCTTGGACTGGCTGAGCATTGGAACGGGGGCACTGTGATCAGCCAGGAAGGTAGACGGATCGTCGCCGAGGTAATTGCAAGCCGGAGAGCCGGAATTCTAGCGTAGGCAGTCACGGCGCGTCCCCGTATTCTTCGGAAACCAACCAGGTCTGGCTATTCGCCGGCAGGCCGAAGAGGCTGTCGCCGGCCTCCGCGAGACCGCCCTCCCTCTGGACGGCCTGCATGATGGTATCCGGAACGTTCTGGTGCGGCTCCTCGAACCACCACACCCGGCGGCCCTCCAGGAATTGCATGTGGATCTGATCGCCGGCACGGAGACGGGCGATGACAGCGGCGGTATTCATATCGCCACCTCATTCGGAACAACGCGTACTCCCGAATGGTTGTCACCAAAACCGACGAAAGGTGAACCGCCATGGCTGATACCAAAAAGAAGGCCGATAGCGATGCGCGACCGAAGAACAAGCCGATCGTCGAGTGAAGGACGTCTGATGCAACATCCGCAACCGATCCCGCCGCAGCCGATTCCGCCGCAGCCAATTCCACCGGACCCATTCCCCGGGCCAGGACCGGCGCGGGATCCTCTGCCTGAACCGACGCCTCCGCCCGGGCCACGTCCGGTGCCGCCTGTGAGGTAACGATGGACCATGGGGGCGGAGAACGGGATGGGACGGTCAGCCACGCTCGCCTCCCCACCTGATCCCGTAAGCATCGAACGGGAAGAACACATGGCGACTGTCATCGGCGGGGTCATTATCGTAGTCGATCGCCGAGATCAGCTTGAGACCATCAACGAACGGCGCGAAGGCGCGGTAGGTGGCGGCGCCGCCGGCGATCCAGAATGGCCATCCCAGGAATTGGCGCTCGAGCAATGCAAGAAACTTGGCGGGGTCTTCGCGCTGCCAGCACACCAGTTCGCGGCGGGGAAGAACCTGGACCGTTTCCCAGGTGCGGTAGCCGGCGATCACCACACCGCCGATCGTGATGTCACGAAACATGCGGAGATCGTGAGGCTCGGCCCACGGCAGGAAACCATCGCGGCCGATCTGGCCACGCTTCCCGACTGCGGCGATGAGATTGACGGTCATTTGTCGAGGACCTCGCGGTAGCCGACTATATCGTCACTCAGGCCAGTGTGTTCCCAGCGGAGATCGCCGGCGATCCTGACCTTGGATTCGATGCCGTCGCGATAGGTAACGTAAACTCGGGCTTCTGGCTCGACCGGGCAGGGCCCGCCAGCCCACGGCTTGAACTCGGTTTTCTGCATCAGATATCTCCCTCTTGTGCAGGCGTCAGCCCAACTCCGCCAAGGCGACTTTGCGGGCTGCGTTGATCTTTGCCATCTGTTCGGACGAGCCGCCCTGCTTGTCGGGATGGGACTCCTTTGCCTTGTCACGGAAGGCCGATTCGATCTGGTCGCGCGTCGCCGTCTTCGGAACGCCGAGGATTTCGGACCAGTGCGAGCCGGCCGGTGCCGGCAAGGCCAAGAAGCTCTTGAAAGTTTGCCGGACGATGGCGAGGCCGCCATATCGGAGCTCCGTTCGACGGGCCTCAATGATGTGATGGATTGCCTGCACATTCGAGGCGGCATCGTTGAAGCGGTCGACGCCAAAAGCAACCCATTGGCCATCCATCTGGAACCAGGCGGCGACACCGGGATCGTTGTCCAGCATGCGCCCCATGAGATCGACATTCGACGACAGGACGGGATGTTCGACACGGAGGCCGCTGTCCTTCTGAAATCCCTGCAGGCTTTTGACGACGTTCTCCAAAGCCTTTCCGTAGCCGGTGCGGAATGGTGACCGGACGCGGCGTAAGGCAGTCGTGCGCGGCATCCCTTGGGGCCACTGTAGTGGGTATGGAGCGATTGTCTTGGTCATCTAAATTCCCTCACGCCAAGGTCTGGTGGCGATCGCATCTGTGATCCTCAAAGGTTTTTCGTTCGGCATCAGGCTTGTCGCTGGCCTCGGCAGTGCAGCAGCCGAAGGGCGCCTCAAACCAGGCGTGGCCCCAGTGCAGGCATGTGCCGCAGCTGGGCCTCGGGCGCGGCGCAAGGGCGACGACTTCACCCATCAGACCCGCCCCATCTCGTTGCGCCAGGCATCAGGATCGACGGCGGGCGTGGCCTTCTGCTGATCGGGCGCGCTGCCATTGGCGCGCTTGGCGAGCTCAATCCGCGCGGTGTGGACGACATCCTCCCGCTTCGGATCCTGCGGCATGTTCGACTTGTTGACGATCGAGTTGAGGTAGTCCCACGGGATTTCCGGGAACGTCTTGCCGGCGTGCTCACCGAAATCAATCTTCCGCAGCAGGACCGGATTGCGCGTGATCTCAAGCATCTCGTCGATGCTGAGCACTTTCAGCAGATCGAGGAGAATCGCCGCAGTAACCCAGGTGTCAGGACCGGCGCGGTGGCTGGGTTCCGTACGCGGATCTCCCAGGCAAAGCCCACGTTCGTAGCGGATAGAGCCGTTGCCGTGGCTCTGCAGGTCGGGCCAGGCGGTGCGGGCGCATTTGAAGGTGCACAACCAAGGGGCTTTGTGACCGCGAATGAAGCGGCCGTCAAAGGCCGCGTTATGGGCGCAGAGTAGATCTGCCCCTTGCGCAACCAAGGCCCGCGCTTCGTCCGGGTTGATACCTGTCGCGGCTTCCGCCTCGGAAATGTGGTGCACGGCCATCGCCGGGTATGAAATGGGAATCCCAGGGCTAACGAGGCGGCTATGCGGGCCACTTTCGATGACCCATCCTTCGGGAAACAGCCGAACGTCAGTCCATCCCACTTCCACGATCTCTGCCGGATCGTCGATGCCCGTAGACTCGACATCGACCACTCTGATCAAGGTGAGGAGGTCAGCCATTTTGGGCTCCTGAGTCACGGCTACCCATCGGCCAGCAGCGCCTCGGGTCATGCCAAGCGTCCCGTGCCTTACGATGTCGGCATAGTTGGAGGCATAAGTATCCCAGCGCAGATTGCTTAGGCGGTTGTTGGAACGGTCACGGTCGCCGTGGCAACCGGCATATCCCTCGGGCTTAGGTCCAATAAACGCGGTCAAAACAACCGAGTGGAGGGCAAACGTTTTTCCGCACAAGCGGACGGTATAATAGCCGTTTGACCCTTTGCTGGGTGTTAACATCTTGTCGACGGTTGTCTTGACGACCTTGTCGACACGACCATCGTTCAGCTTGCGGGTGTAGGTGAAAGTCCGCCCGATGCTTCGGACGCGCCCTTCGCTTGAGACTTCGTATCGGCCCTCGTAGCCGACGACAGGACGCCATTGCTCATCAGCCATTGCCGCCTCCGTCGATGAGTGCAAACAGCGAAGAGGCCGTCGACGCGAAATCGCGGTGCAGGATCGCGACGCCGCCTGCAGCGGTCCACGCGCCTGTGTTCTTTTCCCAATCATCGATCAGGATGTCACCCGGCGCGTGCATGAACAGCGGCTTGTGACGGCCGCCCATGACAGGGAGAATCGTCGCCGTGAGGGAAAGATGCTCGCGCACCCAGTCGCGCTTCTGGCCGGCGACATGCGGGTAATTTGATTTCGGGCAGGCCGTCAGAACAATCGGCTCAAGATGCTCAATCGACCGGAAGAATTCGACCGCGCCGGCGCAAGGCGGCATATCCCGGAAGTAGGAGGGGTGACCATTGATGGTCGACCACATGTCGTCATCAGCTAGACCGCGGTGGTCGAGCCCGAACGTCGCCGGGAAATGGGCGTCGAAGTCAGCCATGACGCCGTCGAGGTCCAGATACACTCGGCAGGCTGACGCCTCATCCGCCTCACGCTCGAGACGGCTAAGCAAGATCCGGAGTTCGTCCGACTTGCGGATCGTCTCTCGCGAAATCAGGCCGCCGTTCCCGCCCCGGCCGTCGATACCGCTGTCATCGAACGATACCGCATCGATAAGTTCTTGGGCTGCGCGCACGATATCCTGAATGGTCTTCATGACGCCCTCACCACCTTGACCTTGGCGATGATCCGCCCAGCGGCCTGCCTCATCGCGACGACGCGCGCGGCTGTCGGCGTGACCGCTTCGACCTCAAGAATCGAACCGTCCGAGAAATGGACACGGAACTTCAGCAGCGGCGCGTTCATGCCGACACCATCTTGTCCTCGACGCTGCCGCCGCCGGCGACATGCGCGTCAACGATGGCCTTCGCCTCGTCGGCTGTCATCGGCTGCCCGTCGTCATCGGACCCGGCAAAGCTCTCTGGATGCGCCAGCATGTCGGCATAGGCCGGCGCGCATGGTTCGCAGAGATAGACGTCGCTGCCCCTGTGATAGCGGTCGCCTTCAAAGATCGGCTCGCCGCATTCGCAGTGTCCGATAAAGGTTCCGCAATCGGTCTCGACATCGTCGAGGCGTTGCATCGCTGCGTGATACCGATCATCCGTCGGGGCGACCAGCGCAGCGCGCTCGGCCTCGATCGCGTCCAGCTCGGCCTTCGCCGTCTTCCATGCTTCCCTGCTCATGACGCCGCCCTCGACTTCACTGCGCGCGGAACGAGGCGCTCGACCGGAGCTTCCGGCGGCTTCGCGCCTGCGACGAGGATGCGATCGTTGGCGGTGAAGCCTTCGATGCAGATCCGGGCCTGGCGAAGCTCCTCCGTCAGCTCCGCGATCCTCTCCCGGTGCGCGGCTTCCCGGTCGGCGATTTCTTGCTCGATCCGGATCTCGTCAGCCCGGAAAATGTCGAGCGACTGGCCGACAGCGGCCAGCGAGCGCTCGATCCGGGACCGGTGCTCGACCTCCGGCGCGATCTCCTCCGGGGAGAGGTCGATCGCCGGCCCGAAGACATGCTTCCGAGGCCAACCCATCGCCTCAGCCCTCCTCGCCGGGTTGCCTTTCGGCGTCCCCGGTGTCGAAGCCAGCCAGGTAGGCCTCCATCAGCTGCTCGTCCTTTCGGAACTCCGCCGGCATCGCCTTGCGGCTCATGCCTTTGTGGCGAGCCTCGGCGCCGCGCTTCCTGGCTTCGGCATAGAGATCGCCGTCGCCCGACGGGGAGGAGGATTCGCCGGGCGACGGCTGTTTGGCGGTGTCAGCGGGGGAGGAGGTTTCCGCTTTGCCGCCTTCATCGGAGCCCGGGGAGGAGGTCGGGTCCGATTTCTTCGCCGCGTCACCCTTGGGCTGGTCGGCGGTTTTTTTCTTGTCCTCACCTTCACTGGCGAGCTGATCGAGCTTTCCCTTCAGATCGGCCGGCTTATCGCCGGCGGGCTTCTGAACCGGGAACATCTCCTCGACGGTCGCTTCGCCGCTCTTCAGAGCGGAGTGCATGCCGATCAGGGTCGACATGTGTTCGAGCGTGATATCGTCGAGGCCGTTGATCTCCAGAACCGCGAACACCCGCTCCGGGGTGACGCCGAAGGCCGCGAAAGCCTTCATGGCTTCGGCGCGACGTTCCACCAGCGTCTTGATGTCCCCAGCGATCACGCGCTCAACCGCGGTATAGGCTTTGCGCCAGACCGCCTTCGGGACGCCGCCCAGGATCGCGTTGCGCTTCGCGATCGACGACGCCGCGTTGCCGGTAACGATGATCATGTCCTCGGTGAGCAGCCGGCCGCCCTTGTCGGAGATCCGCCGGCGAACTCGGGATGTGATCGCGGCGTTGGTCTCCAGATCATGGAAGACCCCCTCGGCCTCGACATACTTCTCGATCTTGTCGACATGCACGATGCGGGTGCCGACCCGGTTGTTGCCCCATTGGGATTGGATGATTTCGGCAAGCCGGATCGATGGCCCCTTGATCGGTTTCCCACCGCGCGGCAGCGCATAGACGCATTCCGCTGCGGTTTCCTCGTCGAGCGTGGCGAGCGTCAGGATGTTCTTCACGGCCTGGTCCACGCTGCGCGGGTAGGCGTGTGCTGTGGTAACCTGCTGGTCGACTTCCGCCATGGCGATCGAGACCGCCAGGCTCTGGTTGCCGGTCTGGTAGCCGGCAGGCAGGCCGCTGATGACCTCGCCAGTCTCGCTGTCGTGGGGCGTCATCTCGTTCATGGTCGTCTCCTGTGTGGGAATGCGAAAAGGTCAGGCCGCGCCTGCCTTCTTGATGCGGACATCGATGTAGCTGGTAGGCTTGACCTCGTAGCCGGCGCGCTCGACTGTCTTGGCTGTAATCACGCGGCCGTCAGCGATCCTGGCGGCTGAGGCACCGGCCATCTTGTCGAGCAGCTCGGCCTTGATCTCCTTGAGCCGCTTTTCGATGACGCCCTTCTCGGAGGCGATCCGGGCCTTCTCGTCGCAGATCTCAGGCAGCATGTTGTCGTTGGACAGATCGACGATATTCCCGTTGGGCTCGTACAGTTCCTCGATCAGGGCACCATCGCGCTTCCAGTCGGCGTCGGGGTGGCCGCCGGCTGCGGTCACGCGCCAGAAATCCGCGACTTCGCCGCGGATGCGCCTCATCAGGTCCGGCACAACCGGGATGTCGATCATGTGAAGTTCGATGCCGCGACCGACGACCAGGAGCGCAACCATGGCGTACGCCGAGTTCGTCAGGTCCGCCTCGATCGTTGCCTGGACGGCCACCCAAAGCGGTGGCGTGATCTCCTTCGTCTCCGGGTCGATCCACTGCTTGACGCTGAAATCGGAGGCGGTCTTGATCTGTATGATACCCTGGCCCTTCCGGTCGGGGCGGCGAACGAAGCAGTCAGGGGTAGCGCCCAGACGGGCACCCGGATCGCGGAAATAGCGGTTGTTGAAGCTGTGCGTAACCTTCCAGTCGGGATGGTCCTCGCGGATCATGTCTACCGCTGCGTATTCAAGAACGCGGCCGCGCCGCAGGACGGGGTTGTCATCGTCCTCGGCACCCTTGCGGCCGGTCTTTTCCGCCCAGAGCTCGAAAGCCGAAGTGTAGGGATGAATGCCTAGAAGCGCCGCAGCGGTGCTGGCGGTCACGTCCTTTGCCCGGGCCGCAAGCCACTGGGCGCGATCGGCGGGGCGGATGATCTCGACCGTCATGCTGCAACCTCGCGCGCCGCCAGCATGACGAGCCGGCAGGCTATGGTGTGGTGATTTCGGTTGGTGCCGAACTCTCGGTCGGCGGCTTTGGCGATCGCCCGAGGCCCAATGCCTTCGGTCCGCTTCGCTTCGATGAAGAGGTCTTCATCGGGGGAAAACGGGACGACTTGGCGGCCGTTGCGGGTGTACGGCTTCGCGTCGCGATACTCCGGCGCTTTCAGCCCGTTCCGATACATGAACCACTGCACTGTCGACGGGTGCTTCCTTAGCGCGCGGGCGATCCGCGTCGACTTCCAGCCGCGCTCGTGAAGCTCGTGAATTCGCTCATGATCGGAAGCGGAAAGACCGCCTGGTTCGACGGCGTAGGTGAGGGCATTCGGCATCAGGCCCAGCCCTCCAGAAAAGCGCAGACGGCGGCGTAGACCTGCCCGCGATCATCGCTGTCGGTGTTCCAGCCTTCGACTTCCATCGCCATCTTGGCGGCGTCGAGCAGCTGCTCGACTACTTCGGTGGTGAACGGACCTGTCATTACGCCATCGCCTTCGCGGGCGTAGCGCAGCAGCTCTGCGCATGCGTCAGCAGCTTGGCTGGCAGCGGCGATCGCCAGATCGCGGCTCTTCGTCTCTGCTTCGTTTTCCGGAGGAATGTCGATCACCGTCCGGCCTCCTCGAGCAGCTCGGCGGCGCGTTCCGATATTTCGCGGTTGAACGATCCTAGCCGGAGTTCGACAGGATGATCATTCAGCGTGTCACGGACGGTCAGAAGCGTGGTGTCGACGCACTCTGCCAGGCATTCTGCGAGCCGATCTTCGAGTGTGGAATCGGCATCAGGTGAAGCCTTGCGTGCGGCAAAAGTGGCGGCGTTGATCTGGTACAGCGCGTATAGCGCTCGCCCCTTCTTGGTCTCGTAGCCGTAGTCTCCCGGCGCCCCGAAAGCGGCGTGAACCTCGCCGATGGCATCGGCTACGCGCTTGAGCAGTGACGAGTTCTTGCTCACGGCCGCTGCTCCTCTTCCCAATAGTCGGGATGCTCGAGCCCGAGATGCTCCAGTTCGTACTGCGGCTTCCGGACTATCCCGGCCTCGCCATGGCGATCGCAGCGGAAGATGCCGTCATGACAAGCCTTGGTGAGGCAAGCCGCGCATACCGTGATGAGGCGGTAGCGGGCGGCGGTCATTGTCGGCCCTCAGCCTTGGCGACGGCGGCGCGCCCGTCCTGGAGCAGCTGCTTCGACGCAGGCGATGCAACGATGTCGGCGGCGATGTCGGCGCTCACCAAGCGCTGAACGATGGCCAACAGGTCAGGCGCGGCCGCCCAGAGGTTCGCGTTCAAAACCTTGAGTTCCTTCGGGCCCCAGACCGACGCGACCTTCCGGCCGGTCTCGTCGACCAGGTAGACGTGGCCGGTGCCGTCATGCTCTGTCGGCAGTGCGGTCGTGATCCAGCGGAGCGATGTGGTGAACCCCGGGGCGCTCATTGCCGCACCGCCTTCCTGGCGTCCTGATCGGTGGCGTCACGGGCGAACCGAAGTGTCCGGCAGACCGCGTCTTCGCCAACGGAAAGGACCTTCGCGATCTCCAGTGTATCGAAGCGGCCGCTGCCCCAAAGCACGATGCAGGCGAGCGCCTGGTCGCCGGTGAGGAAGCGCATGGTGGTCACGCTCATGGCCGCACCCTCCGGTACGCCACGATGTCGAGGCGGCCGAGCCCCGGCGCGCCCGACAGGCAGTGATGCCAGTTCTGGTGGTTCGCGATCCCCTGGTACTGGCGGCCGTCGCGGAGCCGGTATTCCAGCCTGTCCTCGGGGCCGACCGGGCAGGGGCCACCGCCCCACGGGGTCCAGCCCTCGATGGTGGCGATCTGCGCCTTCAGATCGTCGACGCGAGCCTTGCAGGTCGCGACCTCAGCGGCGCGCCGCACCGGAGCATCGAGCATCTCGGCTCTGACCAGATCGCGCTCGGCGCGCTCCAGGAGCGATTCGAGATCGGCGAGGGATGGGGCAAGGTCCGGCATCACAGCCACCCCAGCATGCGGGCCACAGAGGGGCCGGCGAGGACAACGGCCGGGGCCAGCGACATCCCGACGACAAGCTTGGCGCAGTCGGACAGAAAATCGGCAATCGCGGTGTGAACCGGATCTGGCTCGGGGACTGGCTTCGTTGTTGGGTGGCGCATCAGAGTTCCTCCTCCTCGCGGCGTTTACTGGCAGCGGCCCTTGAGCCGTGCGATTTCGTCCTTGTGGTCGGGAGCGCCGACCATCGACCCGACCGGCAGGCCGACCAGGAAGACGCCGACGGCGTCGTTCGTGGCGGTGGCGGACTGGACCTTCCAGAGCTCGGCGAGACGGGCGCGATCGGCGGTGGTGCAGGGCGCCGCATTGGCGATCGGCTTGATCCGGTTCGGAGGAGTTGCGCAGCCGGCGATGGCCAGTGCGGCGAGGGCGGATAGGAGGTAGCGTTTCATCGGTTTGGCTCCCAGTTGGAGCAGCATCTGTGCTCCAATGCGGCATATTAGCGACGAACGCTAATCACATGTCAAGCGGTAAATAGCGTTCAACGCTAAGAAAACGCGGCCAGGATCTGCCGTGGAACGCTCGCGCGCGCGGAAACACCAACTTCGAATCGAAGAGAACCGACGCAGTGTGTGCGTCAGCACACACACTGAAACGTCGAGGGACACGGATTCGGTGAAGGTTGAGCTCGACGAGATTCGGACGCGAAAGCATCAGATCCGTTCAAGGTTGAGCACTTCAGAATCGGCAGTGCTGGACCTGATTCGTCTAAACGTAGAGCACTACATAGAAGGTTATATATAACCACCAACCGGGCGCGAAGGCGCGCGCGGATAAACCGCGCGCTTCGTGCTTGTCAATTCCGGTCGAGGAAATCTTTGTCGAAGTAGAACCGCTGTCCAGACGGAGTTTACCGCTGCCCCGCCACAGCCGCTTCTCCTGCAGCAATCAGTTTTCGAGCAGCTTCGCAGAAGCCGGCTTCATCCTGAGGGGTTGGGAAGCTCATGGTCGCAACAACCCCGGATACCGCAAACACCTTCTTTCCGATTTCAGAATCAAAGGCCGATTCTCCGCCTGCAGCATCGATGAGGGCCCCAGAAGGCTTTGGCGTGGAACATCTCCTCTCCGCGAAGAGCGCCACGGCGTAAGAGGTCAGGATGGGATTTGCCACTGCGAGCTCCCCAAATTCCCTTTGGGCTTTGCCGGGCTCCGAAAACAGTGACTTGACGTACGCCTGGTAGGCCGGGTCGTCGGCGATCGTCGGGGTAGCCATTGCGGCCCAACAGATTGCGGCGAGGGCCAGGCGGAGCATTCACTCACTCCTTGCTCACAGAATAGCGGACGCGCCCAACGACGCGGATCGTATCATCGTCGCCGCCTTCGAGCGGAATGGGTTCCTGAAATCGAGGATCCGTGGATTCGGGCAGAAGCCAGACCTTCCCGACCTCGTCGCGCCAGAGTGTCTTCACCGTGGCCTCGCGCATACCGTCGGCTCGTTCGCGCTCGACGATGTAGCGCTTTCCAAGTTCCACGTGCTCGCCGGTTTCCATCATGTTGGTGAATACAAGCACGGTGCCGTCAGGGTAGCGACGGTTCATAGACGGGCCGCGCGTCTCGGCGCCATAGAGCGTGAACTGTGAAAGGGATTCGTCAACGGGAACCGGAACAGTGTAGCGATCCTCGTCATGCCATTCCCAAGTCTCGGCCCAGTGACCAGCTTGGACAAAGCCACGTACTGGCACATTGCGGACGGTTGCCGCTGAATCTGAAACCAGATCAGCGACAGAGACCGACAGTTCGCGAGCTATTTGCTCCAACCGGGCTAAGTCAGGAGAAGCTTTCCCGCGCTCGATCTTGTTCAGATTCGTGACGTGGATGCCGAGGCGTTCGGCCAGCTCGACCTGGGATACGCCTTGCTGCTCGCGGATTTTTGCAATGTTCATAATCACTTGCCGACTATAGCGGCGAACGCTAATGATGTAATTCGCGTCTGACGCTAATTGTGCTTGACAATCACTTAGCGTTCGTCGCTAATCAGCGACTATGAAACTCCGTGAATGGCGAACCACAAATCAGAAAACGTTGAAGGAAACGGCTGAACTGCTCGGCATCGGGCAGGGCGCCAATCCTTCGCGTCGCGCGCAGCGAATCGAAACCGGGGAGGCCCCGGTGGACGCGATCATTGCCGATCGCATCGTCACCGTGACCAATGGTGCCGTCACGCTTCAGGATATCAACGATACCCGCCGTGAGTTTCTGGCCACCTCCGCCGCGACGGGTGAAGTCGCATGACGTCTCCGGCTTCAGTTCGCACCATGCCCGAGCTTGCGCCGGCCGTCGGCGAGGAGTTGGCGGAAGGCCTCGTTGCTCATGACGACATGAGAGACCGGCAATCTCGCGGTCGACTGATCGCCTGCCGACCCAGCCATGCCGATGAGATGCACATGCGCATCCTCGAGCTCGATCCGGACTTCTCGGACAAAAAGCGCTGGCTGCATGATGTACCCTCCCTGAAGGACGTTGCCGCAAGCAGGGAAGTTCATCACGGCGGGCAGGGGCGGGGAACAACGGATCGCCGGGAGCACACCGCTTTCCGGCCTGATGGTTTCCGAAACCTTTCAATGGCTGCGGCGCCCGACTCGGCGACCATCCGAAAGCATCTGGCGAAATCCCTTGTAGGGCATCGCTATCTTGGCCTGGATCCGCGCCTGGCGCGGAAGTCCGGTGATTTTGGGGAGATCAACCCAGAAGGTCAGACGGACGACATGCTCCTCGCTGACCTGGAGCTCGCACCCCGTCGCAAACAAGACGGGGAGGGGCTCGGGTTCAGTGAGAGGAGGCCTGGTGTCGTTTCCGTCGTCGGACATCGTTTTAACTCTGCATTGCGGTTTCATTCGCGCGCCGTACCCACCCCGCGCGACCGCCGGCGACCTGCCGGCATGGTGGGTCATGCTGTCCCGTTCCCGTCGGGCATGGCCCACCTTTCCGTTTCCGTGTCGATTTCTTCTTCACCATCGTTTCTCCGTCAGTCCGTAGCGCGCCAACGCTCGTCTGACCTTTGTTCCAAGTCGAAGCCCGTTTGCTCCGTCGCTCAAACCAATAGCGAGGGAAGCATGTCATGCGTGACAAGAGGTATGTCGGGGACAGCAAGATGCATGTAGCGATCGACGACCCGATCTGGCTTGGGCAGGAAGCCAAGCGCATGTCCGAAAAGCTTCTGCGCAAGGAGCACCGCGGGCCGGGCGACACTATCGAGGCGGCGGCCTATCGTCTTCAGACCAGGCACCAGGTCCCCGCCTCTGTTATACTTCAGTGCTGGAACCGGCCGGCGCGCGAGATGAAGGTCTCGCGGTGGATGTCGGTGTTCAAAGCCTATTGGGCCGAGTTCGGCGTCAAGGCAGAAACCGCGTACGAGGAAAAGAGGAAGGCAACTAATGCCCATCCGGCGCTGGTTAGGCTGGCTGATTTTGTGGCTGGCCGAGAAATTTGGGATGACGCGTCCCAAGGCGGAGACGCCAGATGAACGCGCCAGCGAATATCCTGCCGGATTGGCGGATGATGGATCCATCGGAACGGGATCGTCTGCTGATCGAGTACTGCGGGAAGGGTCTCACGGCGACCCAGGTATCTCAGAGGTTCCAAGGGGCCAGCCGAAGCGCAGTAATCGGCCGCGTTCATAGGCTGCAGAAATCCGGCCGGAAGATTGCCTTCGAATATGCGCCCACGAACAAGGGGCGCGATGACAGCCGGCCACGATACGGCGCGAAGAAGAAGCAGCCGAGCCCGCCGAAGGGCCAAAAGTCGCCATCAGCCCCACGCGGCCGTAAGCTCCGTCTCATCGCCGGCGTCGAACAGGTCCAGATAGGCTCCGGCCCGAAGGCCAAGAGCCAATACGATTTCAAGACCCGCGCCGAACAGCGGGCATCCGCTCCCCCGATCGTGATCCGCCGCGAGAACGCTTTCGATCCGCTGCCAGGGCAGGAACCAGTTCGCTACGGCGCGCCAGGCTGCAAATGGGCAGTCGACGGTCTCGAAGGGCCAGGGCTGCTCTGGTGCGGTGCCGCGAAAGAACACGAGCGCAGTTACTGCGAAGCGCATCGCCACCTCTCGTACCAGCCACCGACCTACCGACTGAGCGTTCCCAAAGGCGCTTGAAGCCAACGAAAGGCATGTCTCCATGGCCAAGATTCATGAGCGTCCGAACAGAGCGTCGCCGAGCGAAGCGGCTTCGTTCGTCGAGGAGGTCGATCGGCTGGAGCAGGGGCGCGAGGAGCAGCTTCGCGTCCTCGATGCCGAGTTCAAGGTGAAGAAGCGCGCGATCAACAAGAAGGTCAACGACGACCAGAAGGCCATCCTCGCCGATGCCAAGAAGCAAGGCGTCAACAAGGGCGTGATCCGCGCGCTGGCGGACGGCCAGGCCGGTATCCGCAAGGCATCGGAAAAGCTGGAGACGGCGCGGGAAAAGGCGAGCGACCGGCTCGACGGGCTGGAGGATGAGGACCGGGATTATGCGGTCGATATCCACAAGGCCTTGGGCGTCGACTTCGCCAGCTTCGGCCTCGGGGCTGCAGCGGTCGAGCGCGAAGAACCCGCTCCCGCGAATGGCGTCGATCCTATTGCTGCTGCGGCTGAGAAGGCTTGGACCGAAGCAGCGCCTGCCGGCGCGGACTGATTCAGAGGGCGGAGAGACGCCCGCATAAACCGCCCGCGACGGGCATGCAACGACCGGGAAAAACCGGCGAGAGAGAATATGGGCATCACCGTCCTCGGCCTGGATATCGCGACCTATTGCGGCGTCTGCTGGAAAGAGGCGGGCGTGCCGGCCTCTGACTGGCGCTGCTATGTCATCGAATCCGAGGGCGACAATTCCGAGGACAAGGCCGGCGATCTTGCCATGGCTCTCGCCGGCGAATTCAAGACCAGGCGACCCGACTTCGCGGCTATCGAGATGCCGCAGCGCAGCGTCACCCAGTTCGGCAAAGAGGGTGATGACGGCGAGCGCAAGCAAACCATCAACCCAAACGCCCTTCAACTCTCCGGCCTCGCCGGTGGTGCCGTGGCATGCCTTGATCTGCACGGCATCCCATGGGGGTTGGTGGCGCCGTCAACATGGCGATCTGCCTATTTCGGCAAAGGATACAAGCCGCTGATCGACTGGAAGCAGTCAGCGATCGACATGGCGAACATTCAGAAGATCGTGCTGCCGCCTACAAAGAAGGCGCAGCGCGACGCGGCGGAGGCCGTCGGCATTTCGGTTGCCTGGGAGCGCTGCACCTTCGTGCCTGAACGCCACCAGCGGGCGTTCATGGCGCTGCGAACCGGCAGGCAAGGCGAGGCTGGACCGATGCCCTCATTCGCCAGCCGAGAGGTCGTACCGCCGGAACAACAGCTCGCCGCCCGAAACGCCGAACAACCCCTGCCAGAGAGGTTTTGAGATGTCCGATTTCAATCCCGGCCAGCTTGTGGAGTGCGTCGACGACGGGTTCCGATTCATCCCAACGGAGCCGTCAGGCCTGAAGAAGCCGAGGCGTGGAATGGTCTATCGGATCCGCAGCATTGAGGTCTGGCCAGTCCGAGAGCGCGGTTGTGACGTCCAGTTCATCCGGCTCGACGAGATCCGGAACCCATTATTCTCGACCAAAAACTTCGGCATGCAGGAGCCGGTGTTTGAGGCCAGCGCCTTCAAGCCGCTCTCCGATAGCCGGCTCGACGTCTTCCACAAAATCGAGGCCTCGATCTGGAGGACGCCGGCATGAGGCGCGCCCGCCATTCCATGCCGTTGTGCTCGGCAGTCGGTCTCACCATTGCGGCGATCGCGGTTATCATCGCCATCATGGCGGGGATCGACGAGGCCCAGCCCCATGAGGCTGAGCCCACAGCTGCGCAGCCGCAGGGGTGGTCTTATCCGTTCTCGTGCTGTTCAGGTTACGATTGCCGCGCTGTCCCGGCCGACTGGGTGAAGGAGAGCTCGAGTGGCTTTCGCATCGTCATCACCGGCGAGATCGTCGGCTATTCCGACACCAGACTGAAGGACAGCCCGGACGGCGATACCCATTGGTGCTCGGTCGCTGGCGCAAATGACGGCCGCACGATCTGTCTCTTCGTTCCGCCACGGAGCTTTTAGCCGTGCGTACGCTGATCTACTGCCCGCACCCAATGCTCGAGGCCCGCTACGGTGTCGTTGCCCGCACAGCCGGCATGGAGCCGATCACAGCGGCCCGGCATCAGGAGTTCGGTTCTGCTCTGTTCAGGGACCCGGAATCGCTCGGCATCCTATGGGCGGTGGGCGAATCCTCCGCCGCCTATACCGTCCGCGATTACCGCCGGGCCGATATTCGAAACCTGCTCATCGTTTTGCTCGAGGAGCAGGGTTCTGCTGAGCGGAGAGGCGAGGAGAGGGCCCGCGTCCTGATGGCCGGCGCCGACGACGTCCAGCCCGATACCATCGATCCCCTGGAACTCTGCGCCCGCCTGAAGATGCTGCGAGACCGCGGCGCTTACGTCGATCACCAGCGCATTGAGCTACCGGGATGCGTCTACATCGACGCCCTGAAGGCGATCGAGACGTCGACCGGTGCCGTGAAGCTGTCGCCGAAGGTGGGCGATCTCCTCGTCGCCCTTGCCCGTCGTCCGGGTATGACCCGCACGAAACAGCAGCTGATGGACGATCTCTACGGCGGGACAAAGGAGCCGGACATCAAGATCGTCGACGTTCTGATCTGCAAGCTTCGCCAGAAGATCATGAAGGCTACAGGCGGGCTCGACTGCGTCCAAACGATCTGGTCGCGAGGGTATCAATTTATCCCGGAAGGTTTCGTCCCCGTGATTTCCGAAGCTCGGAAGAGGGCGGTGGCGGGATGACTATCGGAATCGGCTTCTCCAGCGTGTTCGCCATCCCGTTTGCCTTGAGCGTCATTCATGATGACAACTGGCGGGAAACCTGCGTCGCCCTCCATTTCGGGCCGTTCATCGTTGACGTGACCTGGGGGTGGTCGTGACGGACGAGCCGCGCGCCATCCGGGACATCCTCGCCGAATGCCTCCGCCGCGAGAGGCTGGGATTGATACGCCCATTGTGGGCCGACTGGAGCCGCGTTGACGACGCCTCCTGCGAACAGGTCCGCCTCCGTGCCGATCATCTGATCCGCCTCCTCGCCGATCTAGGCGTCGAGCTCGTCCAGACCGGTGAGCCGAAGGCGGTGGAGCGTCCCGACAGCGCGATTGTGATGCGGTGCCCACTCGCCGGCAATGCCGCCACGGAACGCATGATCAGGTGCGCCAGCGACCGCTGGGAGATCGCTACCATAACGGCCGGCGTCGAGACGGTGGAGCAATCCTTCACCCTGACCGAGGCCATGTTGAACGCCGGTCTTGTCCTCTCCGATGATCCCGAGGCGCGCACGATCCCGGCGCTGGGCCGGAGGCTCGCCGCAGTTACCGAAATCTACCGTCTGAACGCCGCGACCATGCCGGAGACTGGCGAATGAATGCCGGCATCGGCCGCCTCCATCGCGAGCTCGTCGACGGACTGGCGACGTTCCAGGCCGATCTGTTGCGCCGCGCGGCCGGCGAGATGGCCGACGCGCTGGATCGAGACGCCATGCGGGACATCGAGGGCGCCAGCGACTGGCGCGACCCACGAAGCAAAAGGAGACAGCAGTCATGAAGAACAGACTGACGGACCTCAACGATCACCTGTTCGCACAGTTGGAGCGGCTCTCGGAGGAGTCCCTGACCGCGGAGCAGATCGAAACCGAGGTGAAGCGAACGGCCGCGATGGTCGATGTCGCTGACAAGATCGTCGACAACGCCCGGCTAGGGCTTCAGGCCGCCAAGCTGGTTGCCGACCACGGCGACCGCTTCCGAAAAGACCTGCCGATGCTCTCCGCCCCCGCCGTGGAGGGCAAGGCGTGAAGGGTCGCCAGATCCGCTACAGCGAGGCGGAACTCGCCTTCATCGAATGGCGGCAGGCGATGAGCCGTCGTGCCCTGCACGCGGCCTTCGTGGCTGAGTTCGGGCGCATCGATATCAAGGTCGACGACATCAAGTCGCTGTGCACTCGCAAGGGCTGGAAGACCGGGCGCGACGGGCGCTTCGATAAGGGTGCGGTGCCGGCGAACAAGGGCAAGAAGATGCCCTACAACGCGAATTGCGCCCGCACACAGTTTAAGAAGGGCAACCGAACCGGCCGGGCTAACCATGTCTACAAGCCGATTGGTAGCGAGCGCATTTCAAAAGATGGCTACCTGGAGCGGAAGGTTCATGATGGAATGCCGCTGCAGTCTCGGTGGCGCATGGTGCAGCACATCCGCTGGGAGGAGGTCAATGGGCCGGTCGCCGCCGGATATGTGCTGAAATCGCGAGACGGCAACCGTCAGAACACAGACCCATCAAATTGGGAACTGGTCCCGCGCGCCATCCTGCCGCGCCTCAATGGCCGTTTCGGCCGCGACTACGACAGCGCTCCATCTGAACTGAAGCCGACCATCATGGCCGTTGCCAAGCTGGAACATGCCGCGCGCAGGAAGGCCCGCTCCCGCCCCGATGAAAGGTCGTCAGCATGACGACCGTCCTGCAAGCCTTAGGCAGCCGTCCAGTTGTCTGTAGCCTGGCGCTCACTCCGACCCGGCATGTCCGAAACCAGAATGCCGGCGGCCCGGGCAAACGCTTCGAACGTCTGCCGCGCCGTCTCGTCATCACATTCGCAGGCCAAGGCAGCCCGACAGGCATCAATAGCGGCCTCGTGCGTAGGGCCGCGGCCTCCCGAAGGCCAATCATTCAGCAACTCAAAGGCTGCCCTCGCACTTCGAATATCGTGGGCGAACCCGAGTCCAATGAGGATCGATACTGGCCGGGAGAATTGTCTGCTCTTCATGATGATCTCCAACGAGCGAGCGCAAAGATAGTTGCCAGCAATATGCACGGAGCGCTCGGCCAGGTGCGATCCAGCCCTTCGGTGCAGTACCTTCATGCAAATGTTGGATTAGGTGTGTCGGCCGTGCTTTCAGCGCGGGTCGGCATCAATCAGGATACCCGCCTCCCTTGCGGCGGCTACGAATGCCTCTCTGGCATGATCTGGCGGCTGCTCGTTCTTCAGAACGGCGATGCAGGCCACGCGAGCCGCCCGATGCTCAGCGCCACCAACTGTCGGCCATTGGTAGAGCAGCCATTGCGCAGCGGCACGCGTGGAACTGATCACACGGAATTTGCCAGCTGCTTCGACCCGCACAGGCTTGGTCCAGTACATTTCCCGCAGCATGAGGGCTCACCTCGCCGACCTCGCCCAATCGTCGGCTTCCCGCAATCTCGGCAGCGGCTCATCTCTGGCCAGAACACCAGCAATCCGGGCGAACGCCGCCAGGGCCTTTCGCGCTTCTTCGGCCGGGCCCTCATCGATTGTAACGGCGAAGCAGGCATTCAAGGCCCGTTGGAAGATCGGGCTGCCCCGCGCCGCCGCGGGCCAGTTCTGAAGAAATGTGAGCGCTTCCTCAACATCGTAGATTTCGGTCACCGGCTCACCGGCTTCGGTCACGATGCGCACCGGCAGTGGAAACTGCATTCTGTCCATCGATCGCCTCCGGGCAGCTTAAGCCGCCTCATGATCATGGAAGCATACTCCTTGCGTGTCCGGGACATCAAGCTGGCTGACCTACCGCGCTGGATCATCCATCGTCTCGGATACGCCAATCTTCGCAAGGTCGAGAAATGCGCCTTCGTCGCGCTGATCGCCAACGAACCTCCCGAAACTGAAAGGACACCGACATGACCTTGCAGACGCGAACGGTCGCGCTCGCTGATCTCGAGCTCGACGACGACATCAACGCCCGTCGCCATCGCACCGATGAGGGTATCGAAGAACTGAAGGCATCGATCCGCGCCCATGGCCTCGTGCAGGCGCTGCGCGTGCGCCCGACCGGAGCCACCGGCAAGTTCAAGATCGTCGCCGGCAGCCGTCGCTGCCGGGTTCTGTCGGAATTGTGCACCGATGGCGACAGCGCCGCCGGCGTCCAGGTGACACCGGAATTCCCGGTGCCGGTGATCGTAGGTGACGATGACGACCAAACCGCGCGCGAGCTCAGCCAGGCCGAGAACTTCATCCGGCTCCCCCAGCACGAGGCCGACACCTACGAGACTTTCCGGGAACTCGCCGATCGCGGTCTCGATGAGGCGCAGATCGCCGCCCGGTTTGGCATCGATGTGAAGCGCGTGCGCCGCATGCTGGCGTTGGGGCGGTTGTCGCCGATGATCCTGGGGGCGTGGCGGGACGGCAGTCTCGACGAGCGCGGCCGTGCCTTTGAGACTGTCCGCGCCTTTACGCTGGCGCCGACGAGGGAGGATCAGGAGCGTGTTTTCACGAGGTTGGTGAAGGACCGCAATCTGCATAGCGGCGCAGTGCTGGCCGCGTTCGGCGGCAACGATCACAACGCCGCCAAGCACATCAAGATCGCCGGGCTGGAGGCTTATCGCGCTGCCGGCGGGCAGGTGACACAGGATTTGTTCGGCGACAACCACATCATCGCCGACAAAGCCCTTGCCCAACGCGTGGCTGAGGAAAAGATCACGGCTACGCTCGCCGGCCTGAAGGCTGAGGGCTGGGCGTGGGTCAGCCTTGCGTCCGACCTGCCGTATTCGTGGCACTATAGCTGGAGCAAGCTGAAGCCCGGCGACGGCAAGCCGACTGCAGACGAAAAGAAGCAGATCAAGAAGCTGCAGAAAGCGGTTGCCAAAGGGACCGACGGTGCCGCCGACGAGCTCGCCACCCTACAGAAGGCAGTCGTCGATCGGCAATGGAATGCGGACCAGCTGAAGACCGCCGGCGCTGTGCTGGAGATCGGGCACCATGGCGATCTCACTGTCACCCGCGGCGTCGTGAAGCCCGGCGCAGACAAGAAGGCGGCGGCCAAGACTGAAGGCCCGACAGAGAAGGTGGCTCCGACGATCTCGCAGGCGATGGTGCACCGGCTGTCCATTCAGGCCACCATGGCGATGCGGACCGCGCTCGGGCAAGAGCCGCGCCTTGGCCTCATTGCGCTGTTGGCCGCCTTGGCGGCGAAGCGATCGATGTACGACACCGGCCGGGATCGCCCGGTTCGTGTGCTGCATGAGGGCCTGGGCTGGCAAAAAGAGAATGAGAACGGAGCCAGCTTCGAGAACGCGTTCAAGGCCATTCGCGAAGCTGCTGACGACGAAGAACTTTTCAGGATTGCGGCAGGCATCGCCGGGCGAGCCGTCGACCTGCAGCACACTTCGTTCCAGAAGGGCGGCGGCGCTCTCGCCGCCGCGATTGACGCGGACCGCATGAATGCCGCGCTGCGCGAAGCCTTTGACGCCGTCGACTATTTCAACGGTGTTGCCAAGCCATTCGTGATCCAGGCCATTCGCGAAGCCGTTAACGAGGATGAAGCCCGCAAGGCGGAGAAGCTGAAGAAGAAGGAACTCGTCGAGTTCGCGGCCGCCAACGTGCCGCAGACAGGTTGGTTGCCGCCAGAGCTCCGCTGCGCGACCTATTCGGGGCCGGGGGAGGTACCGAAGCCCTCCGAAGCGCCGCCCCTCGATCCCGACCTCGATGCGATCGAGGACAAAGAGCTGGACGAGGTCGCCTGATCGTCATGCAGTTGATTTTGCCCGACAAGGATGTACGCCTCGATCGCGGCATCAGCGAATGCCTTTCTGGCCGCTTCAGCGGAAACATGCCCCTGGATTGCACCTCGCAGGGCTCTGTCCGCCATCGAAGACATCGGGCCGGCACGGTTCGGCCATTTGTCGTTCGAAAGGCACTTCATCGCTTCCCAAACGGTGTGGACCAGGCGAGTTTTGCCGGCCTTGCCGAAGCTGATGCGAACCGGACGATCAAAGCGGATCTGTTTCATGGCGTAGTCGAACGTGTTCCTCTTGCGGAAGTTCCAAGAATAAAGGCCGGAGGAGACTTATCGCTTCCGCTTGATCCTGTTTGGCATCGGCACGCGGTCCACGTCGCCGATCAGTATACCGGCTTCCTCGGCGGCCTCGCGAAAGGCCTCGCGCGCCGCCGCTGCCTTGCGCTGGCCTTCCAGCGCGTCAAGGCAGGCTTTGCGAGCCGCACGGGCCTTGGCGGTGTCGATCTCCTTCGGCCATCTGAAGAGCAGCCATTCCGCCGCCTGGCGGGCGCTGGAGACGTTCTGGCGCTGGCCGCGCGGCGCCTTCACCGTCACGAACTCGTTGAAGGGCCTATCGTCAAGCCTGGCCATCTTAGACGCCCTGAACACGCACCCGGCCTTAACGCTACATCGGCTTCACAGTTCCCGGCAAGCGGGGCAGCATAATGGCCGCCGCCGTCGACTTCCGCGGATCGAATTGGTTCCTCGGCCCTCCAACAGGGGCCGAGAACGTCGAGGGCATGCACACCTTCACCAATGGGCATTGCTCGGTTTCCTGCTGGGAATTCGACGATGCCGAAATTGAAGAGATCGTCCGCACCCGTCGCCTCTTCATCAGCGTTCATTCCGGCCGCACCCAGCCGCCGGTCTTCGTCGCTCCGGAGACCGTCATGCGCGGCTTCCTCGTCGACTACGGCGGGACGTGGAGGGTCGATCGGTGATTTCAGCTAGGCACGCCGTCCGCCGGCTGAGATGCGATCATCCAGGGCATGACAGATTCAGATTCCTCCAGGATGTTGGCTCGTTTCGCAAAGTCAGCGAATGCCTTGCGAGCCTCGCTCATCGGAAATCGTCCATCATGAGCGGCGTGACATGCCCGGACCGCTGTCTCGTGTATGAGGTCTTGGAGCTCTTCTGGCCACTCCATGAGAAAATCGACGGCATCATCCAAGGATGCAATTTCCCTCACGAGAAAGGTGCCCTCCTTCACGAAAACGGGGCCGTCAAACATCATGCTGTTCATAGTCTCCTCCATGTCTGTGAACGCGTTGGATATGCTGAGAAGGCAAGCGCGCCAGCGCGCTGCTTCAGCAAAATGTGTTGTCGAATTTCGCGGTATTCAAGGGGGCGTTCAGCTGTGACGCGCGGCGATGGACAGCATGGTCACGCATGCCTCCGCGCGATGAAGGGTGTAATTCGCGGCAACCATCTGCCTTTATCCGCCATGCCTTCAGCAATGGAGGCAAGTCGATGAACGATGCCCAGGTCCGCGCCGTCCCCAACATGAACGGCTGGGAAGGCCACTTCCGCAAGGTCCACAAGGCAGGCTGGCATCCTGTCGAGATCAACGGCATCGCCCAGCTCTACGAAACCGAGGAGAAGGCCAAGATCGCCGCCTATGAGGCGCTGCATCGTCATATCTTCGGCGATGGCATCCTCGGCACTGGCGAGAAGGCGTCGATCGCCAAGGCTGAGGTCGAGTTCGCCAAGATATTCCCAGGCAAAGGCCGCCGCCCGGTGGAGGTCGTCAGGAAATGAAGCCGGCCCCAGCATTTGCCAAGGAATCCGACCTCTGCGCCGCTTTCATCGCGGCGTTGCCTGATGGATGGACGGCATACCCGGAGACCGGTGGCTTCGATATCCTGCTCAGCCGTGCCGACGGTTTCCAGATCGGCGTCGAGGCCAAGCTCAGGCTTAACACCAAGGTCGTCCTGCAGGCCGCGGAACGGCTGGGATGCTCGTATGTGACCATGCCAGGCCCGGACTGCCGGGCCGTGCTGGTTCCGGAGGCGCACAACAGCGAGCTGGCTGATCTCTGCAGCCTGCTCTGCATCACCGTTGTCACGTACCGCCCGCAGAGACCTCACGTCATGGCATCATCGATCTGGCCTGATCTGCCGAAGGTTGATGACCACTATTGGTCTGGTTGGCACGAGCTCGCTCCGGAGAAGAGGATTGAGCTACCGGACTGGGTTCCCGATGTCAGCGCCGGGGCCAGCGCCCCGGTTTCCCTGACGGACTGGAAGATCCGCGCCATCAAGATCGTGATCACGTTAGCGAAGCGGGGGTACGTCACCCGCGCCGATTTTGCCTTCTTCAAGGTTTCGATGTCGCGATGGACGCAAGGCGGTTGGCTAGTCCAGGACGGCCGTGGCGGCTGGATCGCTGGCAAATACATGCCGGATTTCAAAGCTCAACATCCCGTCAACTTCCCGCAGATAGAGGCCGATTTCGAGAAATGGAAGCCGGCCGGAGAATTCCCGACCCGGGTACCAATCGCCGAGCCGCCGTCGATTGTGCCCGACCTCTTCGATGGCGGGGTCAAAGCCTGATCATGACCGATTCTTCAGAGTTCGCCGCGATCATGCCGGAGGTCGCCAAGATCGTCTTTGACGAGCTTAGCATCGCACCGAACAAGCATATGTCGAGCAGCGCGGAGACCCGGTACGGCACCAATGGTGCTATCTCGGTCGACCACCCAGCTGGAACGTATTTTGACCACGAAGACCAGATCGGCGGCGGCGTTCTCGATCTCCTCCGCGCCTTCAAGGGGTATGAGAAGCCCGAAGCGCTGGAATGGCTTCAGGAACGCGGGCTTATCAAGCGCAGGGAGCGACAGAACGGAGCCGCGAATGGCCACGCCAACGGCTCATCGCCGCAGGGCAAGTTCGCCGGGTTCATGGATGACCATCCACAGGCGATCTTCGAATACTTCGATGACAAGGGCCGACTCGCCTACGAGGTTCTGAAGTTCGCGAAGTCGGCTCCGCGTCGTTACATGCAGCGGCGGCCGCATCCATCAGGCAACGGCTGGATCTGGGGGCTGCAGGAAGGCCTCTATGGCAAAACCCGCTCAGGCGACTGGTTCAAGGCCAAGTCTGGCAAGCACTACGAGGCCGAAGAGCACTTCGATGATGCCCGTCGGTGGCTTTATCGACGCGATGAGGTAAAGGCCGCGATCGCGGCCGGGAAGCCAATCATCCTCGTCGAGGGCGAGAAGGACGTCGAGACACTGAGGGAATGGGGTCTCACGGCCACCACCAACGCCGGTGGCGCGAAATACTGGAGCGAGAGCTTCGACCACGAGCTCGCCGGCGCCGATGTTCTGATCTGCGGCGATAATGATGACAGTTCCCGGCAGCGCACATTGATGCGCGGGGCAGGGCTCTTCGGAAAGGCGAAGTCGGTCCGCGTGCTGGATCTCGCCCTGCACTGGAGGGACATGCCGGAGAAGGCCGACGTCTCCGATTGGAAAGAGCAAGCCGGCGGTACCTCGGACCAATTCGCCGCCCTCCTGAAGAAGGCCCCGGCATGGCATCCGGAGAGGCCCCGTGCCTTCGGAGCCTATTACCACGACGAGATCGACGGGCCCGGGCTGGAATACGATTACCTGATCGATGGTCTGCTGACCGCCCGCGGCCGCAGCGTCATCGGGGGACCCAGTGGTTCAGGGAAGTCCTTCCTCGCCCTCCATGCCGCGTACTGCATCGCCAGAGGGCAGGAATTCTTCGGTCACCACGTCGAGCAGGGCGGCGTCATCTACCAGGCCGGCGAGGGCGGTCTCGGCATGAAGAAGCGCCAGAAGGCCTACCGGAAGCATTTCAACGTTTCGCCAGACGAGGACATCCCGCTGGTCGTTCTCCCAGCCAAAGTCGACCTCTTCGCCCGCGACGGCGACACCGAACGCCTGATCGAGGCCATCAAGGCCGTGAAGATCACGATGACGGCGGTGCTGCGCGTCGTCTTCATCGATACCCTGGCAACGGCCACGATCGGCGCCGATGAGAACAGCGGCAAGGACATGTCGGTGGTTCTCGCCAACATCGCCCGCATCGAGCAGGAATGCGGCGTCCATGTCTGCCTCGTCCACCACATGAATGCCGATGGCAAGAAGCTGCGGGGGCACACCTCCATACATGCCAACGTCGATACCGTCATCCTGGTCACCATGGACGAGAACACCAAGATCAGGACGGCAAAACTGACGAAGCAGAAGGATGATGAAGACGGGATCAAGATCCCGTTCACCCTGGCCTCCGTAGCCGTTGGGCATAACCCGAAGACCGATCGCGAGATCACCTCATGCGTCGTGCTGACCGTTTCCGAGAAGGAGGCCCTGAAGAAGGAGGCCGAACAGTTCGGGTTCTCGGTGCGGCCTTCGGAGGAGAAGATCCTTATCCCGCTTTTCAAGGCGATCCAGAAATATGGAAAGTTCGTCGCAACCGAAAAGGACGGTCCCGCCGAGGCGATAGGCAAGCATGTCGTCGATTTCGGCTTTTACCTCGAGGTGGCAGTCGAAATGGACTCCGGGGCCGAGGACAAGACCAAGTCCAAGGACCGGCTCCGCAAGAGCTTTGAGCAGAACAACCGGTTTCTGCTCAAGGCCGGCGTGATCGGTTTCCACCGCCCATACATCTGGTGGACAGGCAAGCCGATTCGCGGCTTCCCCAACACCTTTCCGGACGGAGCGCAGATTCGGAGAAATTCAGGAGAAACTCCGGATAAACTCGGGAGTAATTCAGGAAATCCCGTTTCCGAGGGCATGGCCGAAATCATCGATTCCGACCAGGAGATCCTGCTTTGAGCGATCTCCGCATCGAAGCCATCGGCTTCCCTGATCATTACTGCCCCGTGTACCGGCGTGACGGTTCGCCGGACATCATGCTCGACGGTCCGGACGGACGTCCGCGCCGGTTCACGTCGGCGTTCGCGGCAATCAATGCCGCCAAGCTCGAGCTCGTCGTCAGCCCACGCGCTGCTGATCCGGTCCCGGATATCGGCTCCGATCGCTGGCATCTCGACCGCGCAGCTGAAGCCGCGGCGGAGCAGATCGAGGCGCTGGGCGGTATCGTGGTCAGCGGTCGCATCATACCGGTGGAGCGCCGCCGGCGATGAAAGACCACTATCCCTGCGACATCTTCAAGGTGGCCAGCCAGTGCGGCATTCGCCTGCTGGACCCGATTTATCATCGCCAGCACCGGAAACCGCGGGAATGCTTCGCCAAGAAAACGCTGAAGAAGATCGGTCAGAGGCATGGCGAAGCCCATCTGGCGATCACGCTGCGCCTGATCGTGGAGACCAAGGGCAACGCGGCGGAGCTCTATTCGGAGACCATTCAGGCCATCTCCGGGCTGCTTGTCACGAACCCGCACCTGGTGGAACGTGGTGGGAAACTCTTCGACGAGCTCGACGAGATCAGCTTAGGCGAAACCCGGCGGCTGGCGCGCGCCTTGACGCTCGGTCTCCCGGCTAGCCACGTGATGCGCGTCATGCTCGCGCTTAGGCTGCATCGGGAGCCGCAGGGTGATATGCTCGCCCTGATGAAAGGGCAGGCGGGATGAAAGAATTGAGATGCTTGGGCGGACCCCTCGATGGGCAATTCGTCGCCGATGGCGAAGCGCCAACTGTGTTCCTGGAGAAAGTGACTGGAGACGACGACAGTCTCGAGCTTGTCACCGACCATCGTCTTCCCCCAGTAGCGGTCCACTACCGGAAAATTCGGATCAATAGCGGCGATGGACAGCATGTCGATTGCTGGGTTGCCGACGGGATGACGTTTGAAGACGCGATTGCAAGGCTTAAAGACATTGAACCTCTCGATTAAGCCATATGCAGCATGGACAGCCAAGGCCGTCGAGCTCCGCGTCGTCGAGGCCGCGGAAACGCTGATGCTGACCCCAAATACATACGGCAGCAGCTCGGCCTGGCCGCAGATCGTTCGTTCCGCTGACGAGAGCTATGGCTACGGCTCCTCCTGGTACAAGAAGCGGCCATCGGCCGGCGCCCTCGATCGCATGCTGGTGACTTGGTCATGGATCAACGCACTGCCATCTCAGGAAGACCGCCAACTGCTCTATGCCTGGGCCTGGACGAAGGTGAAGAGGGGCCGCTTCCTCTCCGATTTTGCTGCCAGAGAGGGCGTAAATTCCAAGACGATCCGCCGCGCGATAACCCGTATCTGTCAACGGATTGCGGACGATCTCAACCAGAAACATGTTGCGTGGGTGAACAATCGCGTTGACGATGTGTCCGAAATTCTCGCATACGAGCCGACAGATAGCTTGCCAGAAGAGCAGCCGCAGCGATCCCCCACCCACATCATGGCACCCGGCGCGAAGCCGAAGAGCGATCTCAGCCCGGAGGCCGCAAAGGTCGTCGCCAAGGAAATCGAGAAGCTTAACCGGCGCCTTCGAAAGCAGCGCAGGGCCAGTTAGAGCGAGAAGCGGCCGTGCATCTCGCTAACGATCGCTGTAACCGACTTGAGGGCGCTCTGACAGAATCCGAGCGCATTTACTCCGTATCCTTCAATTTCGAAGCCGACCCATATCTCGACAGTCTGGGTCACGCCAGGTGTCGGGACGATCTTTGGGTTCTGGGATCGATTGGCGCGCCCATTATTGATATGCCTCCGGTAAACGTTACGCCTGACGACCATGAGATCGAGCCGTCCCGCGACGATACCGAGGTTTGTCGGTTTTCGAACCTCTTCTGCGGTACAAGATCAACATGCTTCCCCGATGCAGCGATCTGGCTGAGCGTCAACAGCCACTTATTCTTATCGCTAACAAATGGCTGTAGCGAATGTAGGTAGTCGCTGAGGGCCTGGTGCTGACCCTCCAACGAAGACCATCGCCAGCGGCCCATAGTAGACGCAAAACCCTGCTGGCTATCCGTTATCGGAAAGTAGACGTTAGCTCTTCTGCGATCATCCTCAGATAGGCTTGGAGAGAGATGAACCTCCCAATATCGGCGGGCGGTGCGATCCAAAACGGAGCGCAACTTTTCAAGGACCTCATGCGTCAATTGTACGGCCCGATCGGAAACTGTGTGCGTGGATAAGGCAGTCCGGTATACCTGTTCAAGTTCGCTGCAAAGTTCTGCAGCGCGGTCCAATGTTGTTTGGATGTTGGGATATAGCGCCACGATTTTAGGTCCTCACTTCGGAGGATAGCAGCAGAGCACCGAACAGGTCAGGCAGCAAGCCGCCGGTTTGAATCAACGTGAATCCGTCAATAGAAATCGACATCGCCGATCTGGAAAAACCTCGGATATTTCCGGGAGGAATCCCGGAGGAATCCCGGAAACGTTCGGTTTTTCGGCACCCGAATGACGTCAAGCGATTCGCGTCGGATAAAAGCTGGAGAAATTCGGGAGAAACCCCGGAAATTTGACAGCGCCCCGATTTTGCTATCGACTTCCTCGCGCCCCCTCCCTCGCGCGGATACACTACCTTGATCTGCTCCTGCCCTTCGGCGGGCGGCCCTCAAGGCCGACCCGCAAGGCAGTGCACGGCATCTAAGGTAGTGCGCTACATCAGGGCCTTCATCTGCGTCCGGAGCTCAATCATGGTCAGGATGCTGAAGCCGGCGCTGCGTACGCTGGATACCCGTACCGCCAGACCACCGGAGAAGAGAGCAGACCCTGAACTGCTGACCCCAGAACATAGGGCTTGGCGCGCCACTGTCCTGCGTCGTGCTGGATACAAGTGCGAGGCCGTCGATGATGGTCGACGCTGCACTGTCTCGGCTCCGTCACGTCTCTTCGCCGATCATATCCGGGAACGGAAGGACGGCGGTGACCCTTTGGACCCAACCAACGGTCAATGCCTATGCGGCCGTCATCATACCCTGAAGACGGCGAGGGCGAGGGCGGTGAGGATGGCGGAGAGGTTCTAGCGTCTTGGGGAGACCTCTACTCGGCCCACTTCTTGCCGACGCTATCGTATCGAACCGTATACACCGGCGTTGTCGTGGCATTTTGGAAGCAGTCGACCGCTATCTCTGCATCCGTACCTGCCGCGACATGCTCATCTGCTAGGGCCTTGGCCTCGTCGAAATCGTCAAAGGCGGTCGCGATCATGTTGCCATCCAGGGTAACAACGTACTGCATAGCGGCTCCTTCTTCACCTCACCTACGCCGGTATATGAACCGCTATTGGTGACGTGCAAGGGTGGGGGGTGCAAATCTCTGGGGCGATCCGGGGGTCCAACCGCTCGGGGGTCATGTTCACGAAATTTTTTCGCGCTGCCGAAATTTCGGGCCAGCCGCCCAGGAACGCCAAAATAATCAATGACGAAATCAGCACGAGGCCGCGGGCGGCCGGCGTTTAAGCCGACGCCGGCGATGCGACGAACCGTCGAGTTGATGGTGTCCTGCGGCGATAGCAAGGACACCGTATCGCGCGCGATCGGCTGCTCGATTCCTACACTCGAGCTCCATTTCGAGGAGGAGTTGAAGGACGGTTGGGCGAAAAAGCGTCGGGAAGTCCTGAGGTGGATGGAAGCCGGTGCGAGGAAGGGCAATGCTACCCTGATCAAGCGGCTCGAGGAGATGACGCGGCTGGCTGGTGCTGCCGCTGATTTCGATCGAGGAGCTGGCGACCAGTCCGAGACGCCAGCGGCGCCTCAGCCTCGCGTCCGCAGGATGGGCAAGAAGGAGCAGCTCCGCGAGGACGCGCTGACAGCGGGTGTCGACAATGAATGGGGCGACGATCTCGCTCCGCCGTCGGGCGCAGTAAACTGAGATGGAAGGTGACTGGTCAACCGCCTGTCTTGACTGGCGGGAACGCATTGTTGCGGGCCGAAGCCTGGTCCCCACGATACCGATTGACCAACGGCGCGCAGAGAAGGCGCTGCGCATTTTCAAGCGTCTTCGAGTAACAGACATCCCAGGTCAGCCCACGCTTGGCGAGTGCTGCGCTGACTGGATCTTCGATCTGGTCCGCGTCGTTTTCGGTGCTTTCGACAGTGCCGAGAAGCGCCAGCTGATAACCGAATTTCTCGTCCTGATCGCGAAGAAGAACGCCAAGTCGACTATTGCCGCCGGCATCATGCTGACCGCGCTCATCATGAACGAGCGCGCGCTCGGTGAATACCTGATCCTGGCGCCGACGAAGGACGTCGCTGACAACAGCTTCACGCCGGCCTATGGCATGGTGAAGGCCGACAAGGCGCTGCTCGCCCGGTTCAAGCCAAGCGACACCACCCGGGAGATCGTGAACCGACTCGATGGCTCGATTCTGGCGGTAAAATCCGCGGATGCCGACGTCGTCGGCGGACAGAAGGCGATCAGCGTCTTCATCGATGAGTTGTGGCTGTTCGGAAAGAAGGCTTCGGCCGAGAACGTCCTATCGGAGGCGACCGGCTCCCAGGTGTCGCGGCCAGAAGGGTTTACAATCTACGCATCGACGCAGAGCGATGACCGCCCAGCGGGCGTTTTCGCCAAGAAGCTGCAATATTTCCGCGGCGTCAGAGATGGCACAATCGACGATCCTTCGTCATTGCCGCTGCTCTACGAATACCCGGAAGACATGGTGAAAGCGGAGGCCTGGCGGGACCCGGAAACCTGGCATATTCCGAACCCCAGCATTGGACGCTCCGTTGACGAGCGATGGCTCGCGCGAAAGCTGCGGCAGCGGGAGCTTGAGGGACAGGAAGCGCTCAGCCTTTTTGTGGCGAAGCATTTCAATGTTCAGGCTGGTCTCGGGCTAAAGGATGACAACTGGGCCGGGGCAGCGTTCTGGGCAGCTTCAGCGAATCCCCGCCTGACGCTGCACGAGGTGATCCGCCGATCGGAAGTGATCGTGATCGGGATCGACGGCGGAGGTCTCGATGACCTTCTCGGGCTGGCAGTGCTCGGCCGCTGCAAGGTCACTGGCAAACAGCTGCTCTGGTCTCACGCCTGGGCGCACGAGATCGTCAAGAAGCGCCGGACCGACATCGCCTCGCGTCTGAACGATCTCGCCGACCTGAAGCAGCTGACGTTCGTCAAGCTCCCAGGCGAAGACGTCTACCAGCTGGCGGACATCGTCATGCGAGTCGAAGACACCGCCCTGCTCGCCGCGGAAAACGCTGTCGGCGTGGACAGCTATGGCGTTGCCGCGATCACGAAGGCGCTGACCCGGGAGGGGCAGGGCATCGCGGCGGAGCGGATTGTCGGGATCAACCAGGGCTGGAAACTGAACGGCGCCATCAAGGACATGGAACGCGATCTCGCCGGCGGCCAGCTCGTGCATTCCGGGCTGCAACTCATGGAGTTCGCCGTCGGAAACGCCAAGATCGTGCCGCGCGGCAACGCGATCTCGATCGACAAGCAAGTCTCCGGCTCGGCCAAGATCGATCCGTTGATGGCGGCCCTGCACGCGAAGGTCCTGATGGGCTTGAACCCGCAGCCTGCCGGCTCCGGCTGGGATACCGACGACCTCGACGCGCTCGAGGAGAAAATCGAAGCAGAGATGGCTCGGGCCGAGGCAGAGGAGATCGCGCAGGTCGCGCTGCTCCGAGACCAGGGCGTCGGCGTCTACTGAAAACGAGGGATTGCCCGATGCGAGCGTTGTCGGCCGCCTCGCGCGGTCTCCGCCGTGGTGCCGCCCTTGCGGCCTATGTGGTGCCACCGCTGCTGCGCGACCTGGTTGGGATCGCGGGCGCCGCCGCCATCACGTTCGGTGTGTGGCAAATCCACAGGCCGGCGGCATGGATTGTGGCCGGCATAATGATGCTGTTGACAGCGTTGCGTCTGTCCGCGCCAAGCCGCCGAGAGGATGACTGATGAGGGGGTTGTTCGGTGCGCTTGCGTCCGGAGGAGGCGCGGAGCGCAAGGACGAGTCCCGCTACGGCCTTGTCGATCAGATGTGGGCCGATTTCTTCGGTGGCTATCGGGCATCGAAATCCGGCGTCTCAGTAAACTGGAAGTCCGCGCTGTCGGTAACCACGGTGCTGGCATGCACGCGGGTACGAGCCGATGGCTTGGCAACGGTGCCGTGGAAACTCTACCAGCGCACAGAGACGACGAAGAACGGAAAAGCGATTGTCGGCCGGCGGGAGGCGCGCGACCATCCGCTGTATGATCTCCTGGCCACCGCTCCGAATGAGTGGATGACCAGCCTCGAATTCCGGGAATCGCAGAGCTTCCATGTCGACCTGACTGGCCACTCGTATGCGTACAAGAACAAGGTGCGGGGCGAGATCGCGGAGTTGATCCTGCTGGACCCCGGCCGCGTGACCTGTCGCGTGAACGCTGACTATTCCCGAGTCTACGTTCTCCAGGGCATGGATGGTACGGCGCAAACGGTGCCGGGCGATCTGATATGGCACGTGAAGGGCCCGTCGTGGGACACGATCGATGGTCTGAATATCGTGGACCTAGCTCGGGAGGCCATCGGGCTGGCGCTCGCGACCGAGGAAAGCCACGCCGCCTTCCACAGGAACGGGGTCCGGCCGAGCGGCATTCTCGCGGCCGACGGGACCATGAATACCGCTCAGTTGACCCGCCTCTCTGCATGGGTCCGCCGTAATTTCGGCGGGTCGACCAACGCCGGCAAGCTGATGGTGGTCGACCGAGCGGCGAAGTTCCAGTCGACCCAGATGACCGGGGTCGACAGCCAGCACATCGAGACCCGCAAGTTCCAGGTCGAGCGGATATGCGAGGTCCTGCGCGTGATGCCGATCATGATCGGCTTTTCTGGCGACAAGAATGCGACATTTGCGTCGGCCGAGCAGATGTTCCTCGCCCACCTGGTGCATTGCGTCCGGCCGATCCATCGTCGGTTCGGCGGTTCCTCCGATCTACACCTTCTCACCAAGAAGCAGCGCGCCGAGGGCTACTACACCGGCTTCGTTGATTCGGATTTCCTGAGCCCGAGCGTGGAAGCCAAGGCCAAGTACAACCAGATCGCGCTCGGTGGGCCGAACAACCCTGGCTGGGTCACGCAGAACGATGTCCGCGGCTGGGACGAGATGGATGCCGTCGACGGTGCCGACAGCCTCTATGTGCCTTCCGGAATGGCCGTTCTCGACGAAAACGGCAAACTTGTGCCGATCACCCCGCCGAAAAGCCCCGCTCCCGCTGGAGAATGAACATGGATCGATTTGCAGCTGACTTCGAATTCAAGTTCGCCGCAGGTGCGAAGGACGGCACCTTTTCGGGCTACGGCGCTGTCTTCGGCAACGTCGACAGCCATGGCGATGTCATCGAACGGGGCGCCTTCAAGAACAGCCTCCGGGAGTGGGAGGCCAAGGGCAAGCTGCCGCCGATGCTGCTGCAGCACGGGGGCTTCTTCGGACCCGTCGATGACATGTTGCCAGTCGGCAAGTGGACATCGATGGAGGAAAACTCGAAGGGGCTCAAGGTCGAGGGTGAACTGTTCGCCCTCAACACCGATCGCGGCCAGCTGATCTATGAGGGTATGAAAGCCGGATCTCTTGACGGCCTCTCGATCGGCTATCGCCCGAAGAAGTACACGATGGGTACGAAGCCCACGGATCCGACCCGCACATTGCAGGAGGTGGAGCTTCGTGAGCTAAGCATTGTGACGTTCCCCTCCAACGACAGGGCCACCGTTGGCGCGGTCAAATCCGCTGACATCGATGGTCTGCACACTCTTTCGGATTTCGAGGACTTTCTGCGTGAGGCAGACGGTCTTCGGTTTTCGCGAAAGACGGCTCGCGATTTCGTGAGCCGTTTCAAGAAGATCGCACAGCGTGAGGCTGGGGACGATCCCAACGTGTCGAGCTTGCTGGAGCAGATGCGCTCCACCCGCAAGCTCATAATCCCCAACCAAGCATAAAGGAGGGCGCTATGCCCGAACTGAAGGACGTGCTGGACGATGTCCAGCGCGAGGTGAAGAAGTTTGGCGACGATGTCGGCAGCCTGAAAACCTCGCTCGAAAAGGACCTCAAGTCGGTTCGCGAACTGGCCGAGAAAGCTGGCAGCGATGCCGCGATCGGTACCCAGTTGAAGTCCGATCTCGATGCCCTGACCCGCGGCGTCGAGGAAAAGCATTCCGCGATCGAGGCCAAGGTCAAGGACATCATGGAGAAGGCCCAGAAAGAGGCCGATGCGATCCTTGAAATCCAGAAGAAAATTGGTCGTCCTGGCGGCGGTGGTGGCAACACCGACGATCTCCTGAAGCATGCGACGGAGTTCAAGCGGGTCGCGATGTCCCGCCGCGGTGAGCTCAAGGCCACCACGATCCTGAAGCCTGAAGAGGTCAATGTCGACGAGTACAAGGCCTATCAGGCGGCGTTCGCGATGTCGCTGCGGCGCGAGATCAACCAGCTGTCGCTTGACGAGCAGAAGGCCATGATGGTCGGCTCCGATCCCGACGGCGGTTCTCTGGTCCCCACGCAGACTTCGGCGCGTATCATCACCAAGGTGTACGAAACCTCGCCGCTCGACGAACTCGCTTACCACGAGAACGTGTCCACCGACGCCCTCGAAATCGCGGTCGATACCGACGAGGCCGGGGCAGGCTGGGTCGGCGAGACCGAAGCTCGGCCGGAAACCAGCACTCCGCAGGTTGGTGTCCAGCGGATACCGGTCCACGAGATCTATGCCAAGCCGAAGGCAACCCAGCAGTTGCTCGAGGACGCCGGCATCGACATCGAGGCCTGGCTTGCTGGCAAGGTTGGCGAAAAGTTCGCCCGCATGCGTGCTCTGGCGTTCATCTCGGGCAACGGGATCAAGAAACCGCGTGGCATCCTGACGTATCCGGCTGGGTCCGCGGGCGTCCGCGGCACCATTCTGCAGGTTGCGTCCGGCAACGCCACGGCTCTGACCGACGATGGACTCGTCACGATGACGTTCTCCATCAAGGACAAGTATCTGGCGAACGCGAACTGGCTGATGAAGCGCGGCACCGTCGGCGCCGTGATGCTCTTCAAGGACCTCAACGGCCAGTACATGTGGCGTCCTGGCCTCGAGGCAGGCAAGCCGTCCATGCTGCTCGGTTACAGCATCCGTCGCGCCGACGACATGCCGTCTGTTGGCGCCGGCGCACTGCCGGTAGCCTTCGGCGACTTCCGCGCCGGCTACACCGTCGTGGATCGCCTCGGCATCCGCACGCTGCGGGACCCATACTCTTCGAAGCCCTTCGTCGAGTTCTACACGCGCCAGCGCGTCGGCGGCGACGTCGTCGACTTCGAGGCCTTCGCCCTCCAGGTCGTTAGCGCCTGATCCCCTGAATGAACTCACTGAGGCGCGAGTGATCGCGCCTCTTCCCCATCAACGAGCCGAAAACAGCGCCTAGCGCATCGGCAAACATGGAGGGTCCCATGAGGGATCTCATCTCTCGTATCGACTTGAAGCGCGGCATCTCGCCGGCGGCAGCAGTCGCAGACAACACCGCGTTCGTGTCGCAGATTCTCGACCGTCGCGGATATGACAGCGCGGCTTTCGCTCTCATCATGGGCGCGATCGCTGATGCCGATGCCACCTTCACCGTGCTGATGGAGCACGGCGAGGAATCCGACCTGTCCGACGCCGCAGCGGTGCCGGATGACATGCTGAACGGCACCGAAGCGCTGGCTACGCCGCTGTTTTCCAGCGAAGACAAGGTGTTCAAGCTCGGCTACGTCGGTGGCAAGCGGTACGTCCGCGTCACCATCACTCCGGCGGCCAACACCGGCAACATCTTCCTCGCCGGTCTCTGGATCCTCGGCAACCCGGGCATCGGTCCGGCTGCGAACCCGCCGGCGTAATAGCAGGCGTCATCGGGGGAAATAACCCGGCCGGCGCTCCGGCGCCGGCTCTCCGAAACCTCGAATAGAAGGAATGACCGCCATGAAAAGCGGCAAGGTCATCAAAGCATTCCCGTTCGCGTTCGACGGGATCAATGTCGAGCATCTCGCCGTGGGCCGGCCCATATCCTTGCCGGAGAACACCTTCGACGGGCTAGAAAAGGCTGGCTACATCGAAGCCGGCAAGATCGAGGCAGCAGGGCTGCCTGAAGAGGAAGCTCTGAATCGGCGTCTCGTCGAGGCGATTGACAGGCGGCTCTCGGCTGCATCGGACCAGGAGCTGAAGGACATCATCGCCCGCTCGGGCACGCCCTACAGCGGCAACCTGGTGCATGCCCGGATGGTCTTCCTGGCCAAGGAGCAGATGATACGGGAAGCTGAAGGCGTCGCTCCGAAGCCAGCCGACCCGAACTCCGGTGTCACGGAACAGCCGCTATCCGCGCCGGGTCAGCCGACGCCGCCTTCAGCCGCGGCAGCCGTCGACCAGCAGAAAGCGCAGCAGGAGGCTGCTGAAAAAGCAGCCGCTGAAGCGGGCGAGAACAAGGCTACCAACCAGTTCGGCGATCCGATGCCGACGCGCCAGGCACCGAAGGCCGAGGACCTCGACGGCATGAAGAAGGACGAGCTCGAGAAGCTCGCCGCCGATCGCGGTGTCGACATCTCGGGCGCGAAGACCAAGGCCGAGATCATCGACGCCATCAACACGGCGAAGTAAGCAGCGATTTCGGGGAGCCGGCACATGCGCCAGACATTCACGGTGACTGTGCCGGCCGTCGATCCCTCGCTGCTGACGATCGAGCAGCTGCGCGAAGCGGCCGGCCTGGCCTCTGGTGACACTTCCCGGGATACAGAACTTGAGCAGCTCGGGCTGCGGGTCTCAGCTGATATCGCAAATGCCTGCAAGATTGCCTCTGATGGCCTCAACCCGCCGACACTGCGCAGCGAGACCATCACCGAAACATTCTGGATGCCGGTATGTTTCGACGAGGTCTTCCTGTCACGACGCTTCATATCGTCCGTCACGACGGTCACGGAGCACGAAACCGTGCTGCTGGCCGCTGATTTCATCGTCGACCGTGAGGCCGGCATGCTGAACCGGGTTTCCTCGGGACGTCCCTGGCATTGGTATTATGGCGCCATTAGCGTCGTTTACGTCGCCGGGTTCACGACCGTCCCTGCCGATCTCGTTGGCGCCGCGCTCGATCTGACCAGGCTGCGCCTCTCAGCCGATGACCGCGATCCCCTGGTCAAGGGCGAGACAATTGAAGTTCCCGATGTCCTGACGCAGCGCCGCGACTATTGGGTGGGCGCTGTCCCGGGTTCGTCGGCTGGGCCTGTGCCGTCGGATATCCTTGCCAAGCTGTCACGCTACATCAATGTGGCGGTGGCGTAGCGTCGCCTTTCTTGTCCGTTTCGCTGGGTCGTGGACCCGTCGACTTCGCGCGGTCACTTTCAACCCGCTCGATATCGAGGGGCTGAGCAGGGCCGGTTGGCATCGACATTCCATCCATAGGGCTGTCGTTGGGGTTCTCGTCGTCAACTGCCTTGCCACCCGGCGGCCTTCGTGTGGGCTTCGGTTTGCTGTTTTTCATTGGGTTGCTCCTTTCGCGTCCTAATCGCCTGGAGAGCAGAATGTTCACTCCTGCCGAAGCAATTGCTGAGCTCGATGCTGCCTTGGTAAAGACCGGGCAGACGGTCACTCTGCGGAGAGGTGTTGCTCCGGCGGTCGTCACCGCGACTGTGAAGGCGTTCGTTCGAGGCTACAAGCCTGAGGAGATCGTCGGCACGATCACGCAACGGAGCCGGAAAGTGATCCTGTCGCCCACGGGACTGACAGCGTTCCGGACACCGCTCGAGAACCAGCAGATCGCCATCGACAGCCAGCCTTTCACTATCAAGGCGGTGGACCCGATCAAGATGGCCGACGTGCTGGTCAGAATAGTGTTGCAGGTTGAGGGCAACGCCTGACCATGGCGCGGATCCAGTCAACATCGGAGAGCTTCCGGATCGCGACCCAGAACACGATGGAAGGCACGCAAAAGCTTCTGGTCCGGGTCGCCAAACGTGAACACGGCCGCATAATGGCGGCGGATCCGCAGCCGAAGTCGTTTACGCGCTTCGTCGATGGCCGCCAAGGCGCGGCGGAAGAAGCCGTGAAGGCCAACGGGGTCATTCTCTACCAATATCCTCGCCTCGATGTCGTAGCGCAGTTCGCCATGGAAACGCTGTTCGATCTGTCTCCTGTTCGATCCGGCGAATATCGCATGAGCCATACGCTCTTCCTGAACGGTGTCGCTGTGGCGAATCTAGCTGGCTGGAACCCGGGCGATGAGGTCTCCATCACCAACCTGGTGCCATATTCCCGCAAGATCGAGGTCGGCAATATGACGATGCGGGTACCGGGCAGTTCGCGCGTCTATCAGCAGGCCCGAAGGGTCATCATGTCCCGCTACGGCAATGTCGCCGGCATTGAGTTCACCTACCGCGGCATTGCATCCGGCGCGGTCATCACCGGCCGTGCCGGCAACAAAGCCGATCTGCGGTTTCCAGTACTTGTGATCCGGGAGCGCTGAGATGCCCGACTATGCCGGCGCGAAAGCGGCGATCCGGGCTCGCCTTGCCGCGAACTGGGCGACGACGCCGATCACGTACCAAAACGAGCCGCCGCGCGGGCAGAACGATGATCCGCCGGCGCCGTGGCCCCCGCGCGATGGCGACGGCTTCCCACTGTCGTGGGTTAACCTTGAAATTGCAGGCACCGGCAGCCGGATCGTAGGGCAGGGCACTCCCGGCAACCATGTCTGGCGATATGACGGCATCATCTATGTGCACGTCTTCACGCCGATCAACACCGGGATCGAGCTCGGCGACCAATATGCGGTGGCGATCGGCGAGATATTCCGGGCCGCCAAGTTCTACGACACCACACCAGGCTTCTGCGTCCGCTCGCTGGCGCCCAGCATCGACGATGCCGAGAGCGGCGACGACAACGGCAACTGGTCGCGCACGACCATGCACTGCGACTTCACCTACTGGCATCGCGGCTGAATTAGCAAAACAAACCGATCAATCGGTTTTCTCATCCTGAATAGGAGAAAAAGGCAATGTATTCAGAGAATTGGAACGGATATATCGCCTTCAAGGCGCAATCCGCGAAGGGGTCGCAGGCTAGCGGGGCCGATGCCCAGATCCTGCCGACATCGGGTGGCGCCGGCGGCCTGCTGACCAAACAGGCGGTCGAGAGCCAGATCGTCCGCCGCGACGCCCAGCAGCTGCGCGGCCGTCATGGTTCACGCCGCACCGCCGGCTCCTACACCTCCGAGCTTGGGATCGGCCGGGCCGATCCGATCTGGGAAGCGCTGATGCGCAATGCCTGGTCGGCGGCTGATCTCGTCATCACCGAAGCCACCGCCGGGCTCACCAGCATCACCACGACTGCGAACACGATCGTTGCCGCGGCTGGCTCCTGGATCACGGCGGGCGTCCGCGTTGGCGATGTCTGGCGGCTGACCGACCATGCCACGGCGGCAAACAACGGCCGCAATCTCCGGATCACGGGCGTCACCGCGACTACGCTGACGGTGGCGGATACGTTGGTTGAGGATGCAGTGGCTGACACCGCCTTCACGATGACGCGGCCTGGTCGGGTGCTGATCAACGGAGCCGCTGGCGCGTTGTCCAAGAGCTACTTCACCATCGAGGAGCACGAATACGACCTCGACGCCTCCGAACTCTATACCGACTGCCGGTGGTCGCGCGGTATGATCTCGATGCAGCCGGACGGCATGCTCAATACCGAATTCGGCTGGACCGGCACCGGCCAGGCCGAGGTGGTGGAGAGCGGTTCGGCTCCGCATTTCACGGCACCGGTCGAGCCAACGGCGCTCTCGCTCGCGGCGCTCGAGGCGGTGGTGCGGTTCGGAACCGAGGATGTCGCCGACCTCACATCGTTCGACTTCACCATGGACCTTCAACCGGTTTCGCCCGCGGTCATCAGCGCAACCGGCTATGCGCCGGACGTGTTCTTGGGCGTCTTCCTCGCCTCGCTGAACATGACCTTCCTGCGCCAGGACCTCCAGGCGCTGGCCGACTTCGACGACGAGACCCAGCTCTCCCTTCATCTTCTCGCCTCCGAGAACGAGACGGCGCCGGCGGATTTCTTCTCGCTCCATGTGCCGAACTTCTCGCTCGGCGGCGTCGCCAAATCGGCCCTGTCGAAGGCCGGCGGCGCCCGCACCGCCACGCTCTCAGTGCCGTCCTCGCTGGTCGGCAAGGATTCTCGCGGCGGCGCCTTCGATGCCACAACCTGCAAAATCCAAGTCAGCAACGCCACTTAGGAGGCAGAAATGAAGAAGCATGAGAAGGCCGTCCGTGATGCAGCGGCGGCGCTGCACGAAGCGATCACTGATGCCCGCGCCGCCGGCCTGGTCGTCGGCTGGCCGCTTCGTGTCGATGGGCTCACCACAATGGCAATCAGCGAAACCGCCAAGGCCAATGTGACGGTCGGGGTCGATGCCGATGGCGTCGATCCGAAGACTGTCGCCAAAGCCGCGACGGCCGCCCAGAAAGCCGCTGACAAGGTCGTGGGCTCCGACAAAGCCTGATCCTAGATTCCGGCCGGCACCGGAATAAGTTCTGCGCAGAAACGGCGGGCGGCTTGTCGGAGCCGTCCGCCACACCGCCACCCTTCCGACAAAGGACAGATCGATGAAAAACGAAGCTCCGACCGAGCTTTCGCTCGACGAACTTGATGCCGTCGACGAAGCCCATATGACGGTTGTCGTAAACGGCAAGGAAACCACCTGGGTGTGGACGTTTGCCGGCCCCGGCCATCCGCAGACCGTCGACCAGGCGGACCGTCTCTCCCGTGAACGCCTCCATCAGGACCGGCTCAAGGAGCAGGCCCAGGTGAACGGCCGCAAATGGAAAGCACCGGAGGAAAGCGTTGACGAGGTCCGTGGGCGCAACATCGCTTGGGTGGTCGAGCGCCTGATTGGCTGGTCGCCGGTCAAGATCGGCGGCGAGATGGTTCCGTTCTCGGCCGAGGCAGCGACCAAACTGCTTTCCGACCCCCGCAAAGGCGCGCTGCTCACGCAGGCGATGGAGTTCCTCGCGGCCGAAACGTCTTTTACCAAGCCCTCCGCCTAGAGCTTCTGGCTCACGCGGAGCGGCAATTCGCACTGGATGCTCCTGACGACGAAGGTGTTTCGCACCGGGAACGCATCGAAGGCCTGCTGCAGCGGGCGAAAAAGCCGGAAAAGATAGCCGAGTACGAGGCCGAGCTCGCGGTCCCGCCGTTTCCTCCCGCTCTTGGCTATCTCTGGCGCGTGTTCTGGCGGCTGCGCCGGCGCACGAGCGCCGGCATGTCTGGGCGGGAGCCGATCGAGTGGAGCGACCTGGTCGCCTTCATCAACCTCACCGGGATCAGGCTGGCCCCGTGGGAGATCGAGATCCTCGAAAGCCTCGACGATCTCTACAGGGCCGCAACGGCATCTTCTGACGACAAGGAAGCGGATTCGTGAACGAACGCGTCGTAACAGAACTGGTGATTGATGCTTCCGGCTCGGTCTCCGGTTCCGCCGCCTATATTCAGGCGATGCGGGCGGCGCAGGCCGCGCGCGACCGGATGAGCGATACCGAGGAGAAGGCGCGCCTGGCGCAGGACCGCGCCGTCACCCAGATGACCGGCTATTCCTCGTCGATCGCGCGTGTCCGGTCTGATTTCGACCGTCTGAAGGCTAGCCAGGATCCGGTGTTCGCCGCGCATCTGCGTCACCAGCGCGAAATGGAGCGGGCAATCCTCCAGACCGCCGCGGCTGTTCGCCGGAATGTGGCCACCGAGGCTGAGGCAGCAAGCGTCATCGCCGGCATCCGTCAGCGGCAGGTGGCCGATCTCGGTCGCGTCAGGCAGGCGCAGTTGGCTGGGGTTGCCGCGAACCAGAATGTCTTCAGGGGCGCTGGCGCTGGGTCATTCAATACAGCCAACATCGCCGCACAGTTCCAGGATATCGCTGTCACGTCCGCGATGGGCATGAACCCACTGCAGATCGCGTTGCAACAGGGCACCCAACTGTCCGCTGTTCTCGGCCCAATGGGTGCGGCGGGTGCCGCCCGCTCGCTTGCCTCGGCCTTGATGTCGATCGTCAACCCGGTGTCGCTTATCACGCTTGGGCTTGTCGGTGTGTCAGCCGCGGCGATCCAATACTTCATGAAGTCGAAGGATGACGCGAAATCCCTTGACGACGTGCTCAAGGCCCACACCGACACGATTTCCCGCTTAGAGGAGGTTTGGGGCAAGGTTGCTTTGGCCGCCGACAAGTACGGGAAGCGCTCATCCAGCGCTGCCGGTTTCGGCCTCTCAACCGATATTGCGGCCATGGAAAAGCGGCTCCGTGAAATGACGAAGCCGGGAATTTTCGGCGGGTCGGAAATCGGGAACACCATCACCACCGCGACCAGTGAATGGTTGGACGATATCGGGGGGCCGAAGGCTTTTCGTGCCACCGAATTGTTCAAGCTGCTGTCAACCGACATCGATGCCATGGTCAAATCTGCCCGCGAGGGCCCAGATATTATCATTGGACTCGTCCGTCGCCTCGAGGAGCTTGGCGCGGCAAGCGGCAACACCGGCATAAGAGGTCTTGCCGGCGAGATCGCCACAGCCTTGCGCCCGGTTGAAGAGTTCGCCCGCGCATTGGCCGAGGCGAACCGGCTCAAGAATGAGCTTTTCAACAATGTCGGCCCGAACGGGATGTTGTTGTCTCAGGGCACGACCAACCGTGCCGACATGGGCAGTCTTGGCCTGTTCGAAAGCCGGGAGGCAGTGGCAGCCCAACGGCGTCGTGAAGCCGCCGATGCGCAGATCCAAGGCATGCTTGCACGGTCACCTCAGGAGCGTGCCGCCGCCGCCCGTGCCGCCGCGGCTGCACAGCATTCCGATGAATCGGTCTCTGCCCGGGCCGATCGCATTGAACTCGCCGGGAAACTAGCGCTCGCGGAAGCCGAGAAGGGTCTCGCGGATGCGCAACGGGAGCGCGCCCGGTCCCTCGATTCCACCATGGCGGCCCAGCAGCTGGAAATCAGCCTGATCGGCCAGACCGTGGGCGAGGTGGCCCGGCTCCGGCTGGAGTACGACCTCACCTCGAAGCTGCGCGAGGAAGCCGCCCGGAACGGCGTCGCGGCCGATGAAAAGGAACTGGCGCTTATCCGCGAGAAAGCGGCCGAGTTTGGCCGCTATGCCGAACAGATCGCGCGCGCCAATCTCAACCGCGATCTCTCCTTCGAGCGGGACCAGATGTTCCGTACCGCAGGCGATCAGCAGATCGCGTCCCGGCTTCGTGGCGCTGGCCTGGCGATCGACCTCAACTCGCCCGAAGCCCAGCAGATGCGCGCCATGCAGGAGTTCACGCAGCTCCGGGACGGCATCAAGGGCTTCTTCACCGACTTCAAGTCGGAGCTTGTCAAAAGCGGCGGTGATATAGGGGAGGCGCTTGGCAACTCGCTTCTCAATGCTCTCAACAAGCAGCTCGACAAAGAACTGGATCGCCTGTTCGAGCAGCTGGCTAACTCGCTGTCGAGCTGGCTTCTCGGTGGACCAGCAGGCGGCGCTGCTGGTAGCGGTGTCGCTGGCGCCGGCGGCATCCTTGGCGCTGTGCTTGGCGGTCCAGCCAACGACAACTTCTCCGCTCCTGTGGGGGCTGTCTCGCGTGGCGCGGGAGGTGCGGTCGATCTGGCGTCCAACCTTTTGGGCTTCAGTGAAAAAAGCCCCGGCCAAATAAATTCATTCCTCAAGGCGGGCGGCGTCGACATCAACGCGGCGCAAACCGCATGGTGCGCGGCCTTCGTTAATTCGTCGCTGAAGCAAATCGGCGTCGACGGCACCGGTAGTCTCACCGCCAACTCGTTCCTCAATTGGGGAACCAAGATCGATCCGACGAAGGTCCTACAGGGCGACGTGCTGGTGGAACCGAACGGGTTCGGTGTAGGTCAAACCGGCGGGCACGTTGGCTTCGCGACTGGCGCCACCCGTACAGGCGCCAGCGGCCTCCAGCTCGAGATGCTCTCCGGAAATACCGGAGGCCCAGGCCTCGGGACCGGAGGTGTCGGCCTGGACTGGGTAGACGCCGCCAAACTCGATGTTCGGCGCGCCACGCAGGATATTTCGAAACTAGGCGGGACAGCCGCGGCCGCCACGGAGGGCCTCGGTGGCTTCGCCGGTGGTCTGGGGCAACTCGGCCAGGCGCTGATGAGCGTTGGCGGTGGCGCTGGCGGTAGTGGTTGGTTCTCAGGCCTGATGGGTATGTTCGGCGGCGTCGGGGGCGCAACGAGCTGGATGAACAGCATCTCGCCGGCCGCAACTTCCTTTCTCGCCGGTGGTGGTGTGGGGTTGTTCCATCAGGGCGGCATCGCAGGCTTCCCAACGTCGATGCGCTATGGCGTGGATCCTCGGGTCTTCATCGGCGCGCCCCGTTACCATAACGGCGGTATCGCCGGGGACGAGGTTCCCGCAATCCTGAAACGCGGTGAACCGGTGTTCCGGTCGATGCAGCACGCCCGAGAAACCGTTGGCGGGGGTGGAGTTGCCGAGGTCCGCGTCTTTGTCGATCAGGATGGCAACTGGCAGGCAAAAGTGGAGAGCATCTCCCAGAAAACGGCAGAGCCCGTTGCAAGGCAGGAGGCTGCCGGAGCCGTCAACAGCTACAGTTACCGCCAGCGGCAGGGTGGGGTCGCGTCTGATGATCACCGCTACAAACGTTTGAAGAGGCGGGCCTAATGGCGGTCTATACCAACCTGCCGACGATCGACGTCGACTTTCTGAAGCCGCGGCAGTTTTCCTTCGACACTCCGGGCGGCGGCCTGGAAGGCGGCCGCAACGGCCTCGGGCAAAGCATCACGATCGGGCTAAGCGGGGGTCCGGTCGTTACGGCCTCCTACGGCGAATGCTTCGTGAACTACCGGGAGGAGCATGAATATGTGAACTGGATCGCGGCCCGGCTCAACGGGTCGCACCGGTTCGTCAACGTTCCGTTTCTTACCGACTGGACAGGCCCCTTCGGGGTCGACGCGCAGAACGTTCCGACCCCGATCATCTCCGGCATTCCTCACTCCGATGGAACGCTGTTTTCCGATGGCTCCGGGTATAGCCAGCCCACCGTATGGGGCGAGATCACGGAAGCAGCGGGTCTGAACGCAGGGGTCGTCAAACTGCAGCTGTTTGGCGCGGCTCGTTTAATCCGGCATTCGGAATGGTTCTCGATCTACAACGAGACGAAGGGATGGCGGGCGCATCGGGTCTGGGAAATCCGGGATGTTAATGACCCCAACGCCGAGAGCCCGATCTACACGCTGGCTGTGGAACCGCCGCTGCGCCAAGCGGCAATCGCCGGGCAGCGGTTGGAATTTGCGCGACCGCGGTGCGCCATGAAATTCCCGGCCGGGTTCACCGTCCCCTACCAGGCCGAGGGTTTCATGCAGTCGCAACCCAGCTTTGAATTCACCGAGGCTTTCTGATGGCGCGCGTGCCCGACAACGTCATCGAGGCGCTGCGCGGCAGCCACGAGCTCGGCATCTTCCTAAGGCTCGACACCGATGATCCGATGCGTGTCTGGCTTGGGATCAACGATATTCCGGCCGGCATCGACAGCATCGATCCCTCGACATCCGAACGGTACGTCGGCGGCGGTGTCCTGCGGGAAGTGCCGAGCCTTGAAGCCGTCATCAACGGCATCGCGGACCGGGCCGATTTTCAGATCAGCGGCATCGATCCGGCAACTGCGGCGAAGGTCGATTTTGACGCCCTCGATGTCAGAGGCCGTGACTTCCATGTCGGTGTGACCACGCTTGACGAAGACCATCAGCCGATGAGCTCCATTATTTCGCTGATCACCGGCCGGGCATCGTATCTGACTGAGGCCTCGCCACCGGTCACCGGGATCGACAACCCGTCGGTCACCATGGGGCTATCGGTCGGGTTCGGCATCACGACGCGGGATCGGCAATCACAGGTGTTGTGGTCGCCTGTCCATCACAAGGCAGAGCATCCCGGCGATCTGTTGTGCGATGGCGTCTCGCGTCTTGAACGTGGCGTCGCCCCGGTCTGGCCAAGGTTCTGACGGTATCCATGAACGTCCAAGATTATCTGCAGGCCGCCAGCCGGCAACGCTGGCGCTGGGGCGGTGGTGAATCTGGCTTCGAGGGCGACGATTGTACGCTGTTCGTCGCGAACTGGGCGTTCGAGCTCACCGGCCGTGATCCTGGCGTCGGTATCCGGGGCTCATACTCGACCGAGGACGAGGCAGTAAGGATCGTTGCTAGGGCAGGCGGGTTCGCGTGCTTCATCGACCAGCAGCTCCGCCCCACGGGCTGGATAAGGATCGCAGCGGAACCACGTGATGGCGACATCGGTGTAGTTCTTGCCCCGACCCTCCCGGATGGGGTCCTGAAGGCGGCACCGGTCATCAGGGCCGGCGGGCTGTGGGTTGGCCGTTCGGTACGCGGCCAGGTTGCCCGGGATTTCAAGACGGTCGAGGTCTGGCGGTTCGGCGATGTTGCTGTCCGCGACCTGGGCCCACCACCTCAGGTCAGCTACAGGGGGACCATCAGGAGCCGTTCGCAGGAGTTCGCCGGCGGCACCATGATGATGCAGCCCGCGCAGCAGCAGCAGACCGGCATCATCGAAAGCTTCTTCCTTTTCGCCATCACGGCGGCGCTGCCGGGTCTATCGAACGCCGCCATCGGCTTCCTGACCACCGGCTTAACCGCTCTTGCAACCACGGCGGTCTCCGTTGGGCTCAATGCGCTGCTGGCGCCATCGATGCCGAAGCCGCCGAAGCCTGCGGACGGCAAGTCTCCGAAGGTGCAGGCCGTGCCCCCCGTTCACTTCGGGGTGGGGACGAACCGCATCGCCGGGGCCTACATGCTCTGGGAGTCCAAGGCCGACCGTCTCTACGCGGTGACCGCGCTCTGCGGCCACAAGATCAGCGCGATCAACGCGATCTATCTGCACGACGACACCGTTACGATCGCTGGAAACAATTTTGTATCGGCCGCAAGCACCAATGATGGTCGATACCGTCCTGACCGGATATGGATCGATACTCGTCTCGGGCTGGCCACTGAGACCGCATATGACGTGATCGTCGATGCCTTGGAGCCGGAAGGTGTCTGGACCGACGACCATCGCGGCGACGGCACCGCGTCGCTGGGGATGATGTGCGTTGCGCCTGGCGCCGAGGATTATCAGAAGAGATTCCCGCATGGCTCACCGCAGCCCTCGGTGGCCGCCGATCTCGCGCTGGTCTGGGACTTTAGAGACCCGGCGCAGGATCCAGAGGACGAGTCGACCTGGGAGTTTTCCCGCAACCCGGCGCTCTGCATGGTCTGGTGGCTCTGCTTCTGCCCCTATGGACCGAAGTGGGATTATACGAAGGCCATTGTCCCCGTTCAGGAACGCTGGGAGGAAGAAGCCGACATCTGCGATGAGGAGGTGCCCCGCGCCGCCGGCGGTACCGAACCGCGCTACGATGTCAACGGCTGGGCGACAACCGAAACCGACCCTATCGGCATCCTGAACTCGTTCCTCGCCGCCTGTGACGGCCACCTCGCCCAGCATGGCGACGGCACCCTTGTTCTCACCGTCGGCAAGTTCCGCGAGGAACTGGTCGAGACCATCACGGATGCCGATATCGTCGGCCACTTCGTCCAGTACGATGTGCCCGAGGAGGATGAGGTCAACCGCCTGGTGCCGCGGTTCACCTATCCGGCAACGGACTATTCGACGGCGGTTGCCGATTACATCGAGAGCCCGGCCGACCAGGCCAAGGTAGGCAGGGTGCTCTCCGCCGAGGCTGATCTTGGCTGGGTCCACAACTGGCGACAGGCCAAGAGGCTGACCCTTCGCGAATGGAAGCGGCTCCAGCAGAAAAAGAGCGGCAACTTCGATCTCCGGCTATCGGCCGTCAACGCCATCCATGCCCGGTGGGTGCGTGTTGAGTCAACGTATCGGATCCCGTCGCTGAACGATGTGATCATCGAGAACCGCCGTTCCATTCTTGCCCTGATGCAGGGCGGCTTCCAGATGGAGTGGAAGAAGCATCCCGCGGACATCGACAACTGGACCCCGGCAACCGACGAGGGAGCGGCGCCACCGATCCCCGCGAAGCCGACGCAAAGCGAGCTAACGACCCCTACGATCGACACCGTGACGGCTGTCGGCAACGGCAGTTCGGTCTACATCCGCGTGGTCATCCTGGAGCCGCCGGAGGGGTCGGTCACTCCACTCGTCCGTTATCGGGTCAAGGATATCGGCGGCGGAGTTGCCGGTACCTGGATCGAGCAGGATTTCCCCGATGTCGAAGCATCGGCCGGGCTCATCACCATGAACACCAATCCCGTTCCGGCCGACGAACTGCTCGAGGTGCAGGCCGCGGTGAGGGCATCAGGCGGTACCGTATCGAACTGGTCGACGCCGATCGTCGAGATCCTGGCAACCGTGGATGCGACGCCGCCGCTGGCGCTGCTATCGTTCTCGGCGTCGGATGGGGCAGGCCAGTTCGTCGCCAATTTTGGAACTGCCAACGATAGCCATCTGGCGAGCGTCGCTATCTATCGCGTGGCCTCCGGCGGCGTCCTGAACCGCACAACTGATTTGATGACGACCCCTGCCGTTTCGCCAGGGGTCTCCTACGCGATCCCGGTAGTTTCGACGGTCGGGACTTTTGACATCTACGCCGAGCCGCTGAACCGGTCCGGGATACCAGGACCGCTGTCAGGGCCGGACGCTGCGACCGTCAGCTAGCCCGCCAAGACATTCCTTCGAATTCACAAGCTCCCTGCTGATCCGGCGGGGTGTTGCATCGGAGCATCCGTATGGTCGAACTTGCCAACACGATCTGGGCCGATGGTCCCGCTGGGGCGCCGCTAAACCCGGCGAAGTACCAGATGAGGGCGTGGGGGACCTATGTCGAGGGCGCGATCACCGCTTTCACCTCCAATGGCGGGCTGATCTATGACACGAAGACCAGCCTCGACGCTGACCTGGCGCATGGAGCGAATTCGTCGGCATGGGTGATCGGCGATGCGGCAGTCGCCAATAACGGCATCTACCGGAAGTTGCTCGGGAGCGGTTTGGGCTCCTGGGAGCGCGTTGCTGATCTGCCGTACAGTTTCATCAAGGCGACCGATTCCGGTTCTGGATCCGCAGACGTCATCGTTGCAACCACGTCTATCCCTGTTCCGGCCGCCGACGGGGCCGCGCTTATCGCATTGAATATATTTGAAACGAATACCGCCAGCCCGGTAACCGTCTCATTTAATGCCGGGTCGGCTCTAACGGTAAAAACCAATTCGGGAAACAACGTTGCGGTGGGCGGCCTCGTCGCCGGCGCGATTGTGCTCGGCTATGTGTCAGGCTCGACGTTTCGCCTTGTGTCCGACCAAGCTAGCGCCGCTATCGTTGCCGATGCGGAAGCAGTGCTGGAGGAAATTCGCGACCGCTACCTCGGAACGTTTGCGGATGATGCCGCCGCCACCGCCGGAGCCGTCACTCCTATAGAGGGGCAGCTTTATTTCAGAACGTCGGACGACATGCTCCGCGTCTACCGTGGTGGCGTTTGGGTGAGTGCCGAGGGAGAGCAGGGCATTCAAGGCGACCAGGGCATCCAAGGCATTCAGGGCGAGCGCGACACGCGCAATTTTTGCTGGGCTGGAAGCTTCGACCATGCTCGGCGCGGCCCGTCGATCGCCGGAACTGCTGGACGTGTCGGCACGCTAGACGGCTGGACTATCGGCCGCTCTGGTGGCGTAACCGGCGTCACGGTAAGCCAGCAACAGGGCTCGCGCGGAACCAACCTTTGTATGCAGGTGCAGAGGACCGCAGCAGACGCAAACACTGGCTCTATCGGCGCTGTGTTCAACCTGGGGCTTGACGACACTCGGCCACTGGCAGGCAAAGCCGCGATCAAGACGTACCGTGCCCGGTGCATGGTCCGCTCGGCAACCGTGGCAATCTCGCAAGCATCCCCCGGTGTCGTCACTTGGGCGTCTCATGGCCTCACGGTTGACAAGCCGCTACACTTCACCACAACGGGGGCGTTGCCTACCGGGCTGCTCCCAAGCACGAACTACTACGTCAAGACGGTGCTCGACGCGAACACCTTCACCGTCTCGGCGACCATCGGCGGCGCTGCGATTAACACCACGTCAGCGGGCTCTGGGGTCCACACTATCAACGCCTCGGACTATTCGGGCGCGGCGGGCGCGCTCAACGTCGCGGTCAAGGCGTCAAGTTCACTGATCGAGCAGGCGATCAACCTGACGAATGGGAACTATTCGGTAAGCGATAGCACGGCCACAAGCGCGGTGATCACGATCAACAGCCTGTGGCAAACGTTCACGATGCCGACGTGGGCCTACGCGGCCGACGTTGCGCAGACGGCGTTGCGTTTCCAGCAAGTTCCGACCGGCGTTGCCGGGGCCGCCGACGGCTTTCAGATTGAGGAAGTTCAGCTTCAGCTTGGCACGGTGGCGACAACGTTCGTTCCTGTCGACCCGGCCTATTCACTGATGAAGGCGGAACAGCAATACCGCAAAAGCTACGGCCCGGACACTACGCCAGGATCAGTAACCTACAACGGCCGGCTTGCTTCGGTTGCTGTCGGAACAGCTATTGGCAAGGGTGCGCTGATGAATGCTGACTTCGGCGGCAACTCGATGCGAGCAATCCCGACAGTTGTTCTCTACAGCCCGCAAACCGGAGCGGCTGGGAAAATGGCGCAGGGGTCAACGGCTGACATCGATGCGACGGCTGTTCACCTGGGGCGAGGCGGCTTCGGCATCTGGAATAACGCGCTCGCGGTGGCTGGCGAGGTCTATTACGTCCACTACACGGCGGAAGCACGGCTATGAGCCTGGCAGTCACCTTTGCCGACGTCGATCGGCTTGGCGTCACGATCGAAGGCGTTCCCTCCATCGTGCCGCGTGCGATGATGAACGCGGATTATCAGCGCCTGTTCGACATTGGGCTAAAGAAAATCGAGCTAGACCGCTTCGTCTACAATGCGTTCCCCGGTTGGATGTTGCAGCGGGGCGCGTCACTGGCGTTCATCTTTTCCAGCGGGGCCGGTCACGCAAAGTCCCATCGCCAGATAGGCATTCGCACCGATGACAATTTCCAGACGTTTTCGCGCGTGGTATTCTTCGAGAACGCGACGGGAGTGTACGACAACTCGTTTCTGGATGGGATGCTCGAAACGGGCGAGGTCTACCCGGCCAAGAACATCTGGAAAGTGCGGAAAACTGCTGGCGGCTACGAGAACAAAGTCCAGTCAACGATAGCCGTTACCGGCCAGGGCTCGGACAACGGAACCTACGCGTTCTGGGCCGCGGAGCCTATCACATGGAACGGCAAGCTCTATTGCACAGGCTACCGGGTCAGCCCGACGCCTTACGTGTCGGCACTGTTTGAAAGCAGCAACGGCGGCTGGGACTGGACCTTCACAACAATCATAGCTTCCGATCCTTCTTTGTGGCTGGGCGAGACGGCAATTGTTGAGTATGGCAACGGCAATTTCATTGCGGTTATCCGCGAGGAAATCGGCTCTGGCCGTCCACTCTACCTCGCGCGAAGCGTTGGCAACATCACATCCTGGACCGCGCCAACTCTGATCAGTGAAATCCAAGGCGTGCAGCCGGCGCTAACCCGGCTCGCTGATGGCGATATTCTTCTAACGGTCGGGCACCGCACTGGCTCGTCGGGATTGTTCAACAGCGGAAAAATGCGCGACCAAGTGAACATCACCGGGATTGTGACGGTTCGATCCGCGAACAACGGTGTCACATGGCCGAACCGCGTGAACCTTGCCCCTATGTGGTCGACGGATGGCGGCCAGCCGATGCCCAAGGTTTTAAGCGACGGGCGGGTGGGCTTTCCCTGCTATCTCGCACCGGGGGCGACGAACGGAGACATTGGCGTAGAGCCCGGAATTTACTTCGGCACATGCAACGGCGACACGATCACATGATCTATTCGTCGACGGGGAAAATGTCACTCTCGCCCAAGCCGGCGGATTTGGTGCGGATCACATGCACGTCGGCGATCTCAACGGATCGCATCGCTCGGTAAATCCTCGCGATGGTTTCTTCTCGAGACTCACCCCGTTGTTCGCGGGAACTGTACTCCAAGATCCCTGCCTCAAGCATCTCGGGAGTGATCTCAATTCTCGCCTCGGTCATAGGGAACCGCTCCTAATGGCGTCAGCGTCGGCGCGTGAAGTTAGCGCGAGGGGCTGTCTGGTAGTTGTAGACGCGTGGGGCTTTATCGCCACCTTCTTCGATCTCTTGGTTGTCTTCCCAGTCGCCTGGGTCAACAAAAGCAGGATGAGCGAGAAGGTAGCGCTCGTATTCATCATCGTTCATGTCGTTCAAGATGGCTGGATCTATGGGTTTAGGCACGGTGCTTCCTCCGCGGGGTTGCGCGCTTAGCGTCTACCATATCTGAAATCCTACCGGCAACCGCTCGCATAGCACTTAGCCGGTCGTGGATCGGGTCGCCCCATATAATCTGTGTCTTAGGCGCCCAGATGTCGCTGCCATCTTCGTTACGCCGCCACATCGTGGACACATGCGTTGAAACCAACAAGGTAGGTACCCCGGCCGCGGCCGCAAGCTCCCCAGTGGTGGTAAACGGCGAAATTACCATGTCCAGGCACGATGACATGGCTACTTGGCCTTCCATGTCATCGACCAAGTCGAGGCCCTCCGGTATCCGAAGATTAACGATAGAGCGAAGATGGGCGATTTCTTCGTCCGTTGCGTTTGGCTGAAGCAGCCAGAAATCGACGTTTTCCAACTCCGACAATTGGGCGAGATCTTCCACTTTCAGGTAGTGGCGGTTCCGCGCGACGGTCTGCAACATGCTTCGCCAAGCAACGCCAACCTGAAGTCGTCCGTTCGATCCGATTAGTTGACGCCATTCGGCGACCAGGTCCGGCTTGGGCTGGAGAGGGTAAACGTCTCTTGGAAATGAATCTTTGGTGGGCCTTATGTCTGCGAGTGTGTCGAGCAGCGAGCAGACGAGGTCAACCCCCTCCCGACCGGCGATGATCACCTGGTCGGAAACGCATTGGAACAGCTTCGAATCCGTCAGCAGCGTACGGTCTGACATCTCGCGCACAATCTCGCGCCTGTGACGCGAGACGGGGAGGAAGTTGATCTTCGGGAACGTGCGCGACATGATCGGCGCAAGGCGCGGATCTGATGTGATGGTCAGCGACCCGAAATGCGACGCAAGATCAGGGTAGGCGGAAGCCATTCTCAACTCATCGCCAGGCCCGCCTTCGGTGATCAAGATCGCCTTTTTTTGGCGGTAGCCGCCGGACACGATGTCGATATCGAGCGGGTGCTGGTTGGCATTGAAACATTTGGCGATAGCCAAGCTGATGGGACGCTTACGATAGAGAAGGTACGCATCCTTGACTTTGCCCTGGGCCTGCAACAAGTCCATAGTCAGGGGGGTGAACGGTCGCGGGTCTGGCTCGCCAATTCTGGACCGCCGGATCAAGGCTTCACCGGCAGCTGGCTGGCCGATCTCAAAAAGACAGCGCGCTATGCTGCCCACTGATTTCGCCAACTCCGGCGTCGATTCATAAATCGCTATGGCCTCGCTGTGCCTATTCTTGCCTTCGAGAGCCATTCCCTTGTGGACTAACAGGTTGTGTATCGCCTTGGCCTTTTTGGGTCCGGCAGGATCCTTGTGGGCGACTTTGAGGCCGCGTTCGCAGACCGTCAGAACATCGTCAAATCGTTCGAAAAAATAAAGGTACTCGGCGGCTCGAACGTACGCTATCGACGTATTGCCCATAGCGGATACGGTCTTCAGAGCTGTCCTGAGACTGGCGTCCGGCGGCTCCACGCCGAGAGCCTTAAGCTGTCGAAAGCCAACAATGTCAATCGGGTGATGCTTGAGCAACCGATGCGTGGCCGCAATAGCTAATTCGCGGTTCCCCATGTTGCTTAGAATGCTGGCTCTTAGCCGCAAGGCATTTATGTTGCTCGGATCGCCGCGCAAGGCGCTGTCGACGGTCGAAAGCGCCTGCGGGAGCTTCCACGTATCCAAGAGGCTTTTCGCCTCTGCAATGAGGTCGGGGCGCGGGACAGAGACTAGCTTAAGCTTTTTGTTTGGAAAGATAATCCCGCGAATCTGGCGTCTAGTGGCTTCGGGCAAAGAACGGCGATATAGGACTTTCAGTGCGCGGAGGCATTGTTCTAGAAGCGGCACCCCCGCCGGAATTGAGCGATCAAGATCGGTCACCAATTGAGTTCCCCTTCAACAATAATTAGCGTTTCCAGAAGCTGTCGAAATAGAGCCAAGTTTGCACCGGGAATGCGAGGCGCGCGACCTCTCGATCAACCTCCCGGAACGGCGAAAGGGTTTTGGGTGAAATGACGCCCCTATCCCCGGGAGCCTCAGCGCCTCTGCGATATTTGATATTGTGCATCAGGAACATGGCTTTCGCGCCAGCTGCCGACTTAAGATATCGTGACGCTTCCTCTCCCATCTCCTGAAAACTCGCAGCGTTCCACAGAAGGTCGAATTCCTGGTTCTCTACGATAGGAAATTTCCAGTGAGGCAGAATATTGATCTTGCCCTTCTGAATGTCCGAGAATGACTGAACGCCGGAGCAGGCTCGGTAGTCGGCCACATGGCCGGTTCCCTCGAATACTTTCGAAAGATATTGGTTGCAGACGTATAGCTGCGTCGGCAAATCAAAAAGCACGATGGTTAGATCGGGATGTGCTTTCTTCAGCATTTCGGCCTGTTTTCCTGAGCCGGATCCAACCTCGATCAGGACCTGATCAGAAAACCGCATGTGCTGCGAAACGAAGGCGTATCGGCAATAAAAGTTCAACCAGGAGAGGGTGTAGAAGCGGCCATCGATCTCGAAGCCCTGGGGATTCCCGACACGGGACGCTTCGAGTTCCTCGATCGGCTTCGCACCATCACCGAGAAAGCATGAACGAGCGGCATGAAACATCTCTTCGGGCGTACCGTTTGGCCGCGCCGGGTCGGGGTTGATGTCGATTGCCCCGAACCGCGGCAAAACGGATCCAGGCGTTCCCTTCGGGTGCCTGGTGCCCCGGAAATTATGAAGGCCAACGGTTCGCAGGAAATCTACAAAGCTTTGGGAATAGGTCGCCCATCGCGCCGTTGGATTGAACGCAGACATTGCGCGCTTCTCATCAGCCAGGATGGATTCCAAAAGCTCGATATCGTTCTCTACCTGCCGAACTGACAAATGAATTCCTCCTGGACTGCGTTGGTGCCCCCGCCCAGCGCCTTCCTCTGGCACAGCCTGTCTGAAAACTCAACTCAAAGAGGAGCCGCTTGCCCCAGCCGGGCGGACCAAAGCCCGCTCGTAGCGGCGATTTCCGCGTTGCGAACCTCCGCAATGCCGTCCGCATTTAGCCAGGGGCATTCCCGGGCTGGGTAATCTTGGCTGCTACATCCAAACGAATTGATTCGGCGAGTTCCCGCGCAGCGCGATTCTCGGCGTCTCGTTCAGCCCGCAAAGACGCAAACTCTTGACGTGGTCTGTCGAACGACGCTGAAATTTCGCGTGTTCCCTCTGCTACTTGGGCCCCGGTGGTCACGTCTGTAAGAACATAGGTTCCTACCAACCTTAGGCTGCCGGCTGACGGTCGATCTTCCCCCGTCGCAGCAACAGGCCGCCTAGCGACGGCAAGCACTGTCGCGGCCACAGTCAGTGTCATTGAGTATCGCGGGTTCATCGGCTGACCTTGGCCGCGCCCAAACATGAATATGAGATGGTTTCGGACTTCCTGCGCTACGCGTGTTTCGGGCTCCGCGATGGCGATAGATGCCATCTCTTTGACTACCCCGCCTGCGTCACCGCCAACCCAAGCAGGCCCCTCACTATAGAGGGGCTTGACCGTGCAACCTGTGGCACACGCCAGAAATAATATTAGAGCCGCTTTAAGCATGCCAGTGTCCCATACAACAGGCACAAAGCCGTCCGCGCCCTTAGCTCCTCTCGCACAGCCTCTCTGAAAACTCAACGCTGAAAGGATCAGCAAATGACCACGCTGCTGGATGTCCAGCGGGCGCTGTTGGCGCGCGACTATGACATCGGGAAGTCTCGGGATGATGGTCTGCCTGGGCCAGCGACGTTCGGAGCCATGCTGCGAGCGCTGAACGAGCATGTGCCGTTGCCGATCGCGGTGTCGCCGCCGCCTGTCGCGGACCCGATCGGCCTCGTGCCTATGGCGTGGATGCCTTGGGCGCAGATGACGCGCATCGTGTTCCACTGGACGGCCGGCGGCAACAAGGCGAGCCTGCTCGACCGCAAGCACTACCACCTGCTGGTTGAGCATGTGGACGGCGTGGCACGACTGGTTCGCGGGGTCCCTTCGATCGTGCTCAATGATGCGCCACTGAAGAAGGGTTATGCCGCCCATACTCTCAACCTCAACGGCGATGCCATCGGAACCACAATGTGCGGGATGGCAGGCGCGCAGGAAAGCCCGTTCAAGGCCGGATCGGCTCCGATCATCAAGGCGCAGTGGGATCTGCTCGTCGATGCTCACGTCGACCTCTGCCGGCGCTATTCGATCCCGGTGACGCCGAAGACGCTGCTTTCCCACGCCGAAGTGCAGGCCACGCTCGGGGTACGTCAAAGAGGAAAATGGGATATAGCGGTTCTCCCCTTCGATCCCTCATTCAATACAGCAAAGAAGGTGGGCGATCGAATGAGGGCAGAGGTGCAGGCCAAACTTTAAGCGGATCGTGCAAAGTCTCCAAATTCCCGTTTCGCGGCGGCATCGTACACGGCTTTCGCCTCGTCCAATGTTCGATAGCAGCCGAGATATTGCAGCTTCCCGTTGACCCGGAGGCGCGCTTCAAAACGGCCGTTGCGGTGAAGGCGGACGCCCTTCACGCCGAGCTTGTTGTTTCTATAGACACCGGAATTGGCCTTGTTCTGCGTTTGGGTCGCTTCTCTTAAGTTGTCGAAGCGATCATCCGAAGGGTGAAGATTACGGTGGTCGGTCTGATCTGTGGGCCACGTTCCGGTCATATAGAGCCAAGCGAGGTTGCTTGCCGCGTAGAGCGTCCCGTCGATCTGAATTCGACGGTATCCCTCACTGTTGATTGTTCCAGCGGCAGTCGTGACTTGGGAATTGGACCGTCTCACCCGCCAGCGGAATAGGCCAGTTTTCGGATCATAGTCCAGAATTTCGCGCAGCTTCTTTTGCGTTAACTCGCCCAATGGCGGTAGTGGTGCATAGCCATCTTTCGATCCTTCCGTGATCGTTCGTGGTCAGAACCCGTCGCAGCGCTCCAACGCTCGGCGGGTTCGCTATTTGTACCACAGTAGTCCTGTGTCGCAATCCGCGCCCGGCGGTCACCGGGCAATCTCAAAAGGAAAGAGACAATGATCAAGCGCATTCTTATGGCGATCGCAGGCGTGTGCCTGCTCGTCATCACCGGGTGCAATCTCTCGGAGAGCACCTGCAACACGATGGACGCTCTCAAGAGCAGTTTCGACCGTTTCGCGGCTGAAGGTGAGTTCTCGCGGAAGACGGTCATCGCGGTGAATGGCGTCTACGAACCGGCCGCCCGCGCCTGCGAGAACGCTGGGACCGTGACGCAGGTTGAGATGATCGCTCTAGCGACCGACGCCATCCTCGCCATCAGGCAGGCCATGCGGGAGAGCGATCGCGCCGCGACCGTCATGTATCCGCAGGTTCGCGAGCTTGAAAGGATTCTCGACCATGTTCGCTAAGCTTCTCACCCCATTCACCACGGCCGCGCCTCTCGGCGTTGCCGTTCGTGATGTCGCTGTGGCGCTGGGCGTCATTCTCGCCACGCTTGGCACGCTCGGCATGCTGTCACCTGAACAGGTTGACCAGTTCCGGTCGTACCTGGAAACGATCACCGACCCCACCGTGATCGCGGCGTTCGGCGTTCTGCTGGGTGTCGGAACGTCTGTCTATCGAACGTTTTGGAAGTCGAGTTCCGACCGCGGCGCCGAGGTGGCCAAGGAGACCGACGCCAAGATTCCGAAGGATGATCCGGTTGTGATCGAAACGCCGGGCCATCGTCCCAACATCATTGTCCCATCGAAGCCATGA